TCCTCGGCTTGGTCGGCGCTGGCGCGCTTGCCGGAGGTCTCGCCGTCGGCCGCTTCCTCCGGGCGGTCCTGAATAGACCCCCTTTTGGACAGCAGGGAGTTCCTGAGTGACCGCGGTGCGCCATCTCTCGGTCCGCGAATCGGCTTCAAGGATGCGGCACGACGCGCGAGCGAGCGAAGCATTGGAGCGCACGGTCGAGGAGTACGAAGCGTGGCGCCGCACACCAGACCGCACACAGCCCGAAGATCCGCCCGCAGAAACCCCTGCTAATCGGGATATCTGACGCCGTATGACGCCGAAACCATACCCATTGGTGAGGGAGGAGTGGCAGCAATGTCAGGCGATGCCTGACGCTGCCACGACCACCCGCCCAGACGACATAAAGCCTGCATCCGAGCGGGTTTTTGCCGGATCGTCCGTGATCCTCGAGTGGGGTCGCGTAGGTGGGCGGTTCGGCGTTTCCGCACACACCACTGCACACACCGAAAGGAAGGGCGATGGACGAGCAGACCGCGCGTGACATGCTGCTGGAGGCTGTCGAGGGCTTGGCCGAACTGGGCTGGGATGAGGAGCGCATCCGCAGCGAGTTCGAGAACGCGGTGGTGGTCGCACAGGATGAGGGCGTTCTTCCATGAGGCCAGCCCCCACCGCTCACCAGCCTGTCGCCCCACCGCGCTCTAAGCCCCGTAGCGCCCCTCCCTGCCCCTGCGGCTGCGGAACCCCCTCGGGCTTCTGCCCCGACCACCGAGCCCGTCTGGCACGGGTCGCTGGCGAGCTGTTCGGCAAAGCATGGGTGCAGACGGTCAACGGCCAGGACTGGGCGACGGTGGGCAACAAGCGCAAGAAGCGCAACGGCGTGCCGACCTGCACGAACCCGGCGTGTCGTCAGCCGCGGATCCCTCCGGCGGTGTTCTGCGATGACTGTTTGGCGGAGGGCTATGTGGAGGAGGCAGCGTGATCGAGCACGGAGGAGTTTTCGACTACATCCGGCACGTTTCGGGCTATGGCCCACGTTGTGGTTGCGGTGGCGAGGCCGCGCTGCACGTTGGCACGGGCAGCCCCGCGAAGCCCGGTATCTTTCTCTGCGCTGACTGCGTGACCACTGCGGTCGGGCTGCTGTTCATGGACCAGCCCGACCAGCCGCCGTATTGGCCGGGCGATGAAGGACGCGACGAGCGCTACGTCGACCCAAGGGAACCGGCCGCGTGATCCCTGCCTCCGATCAGGACCCGCTGGACCGTCAGATGCGCCAGATCCTCGCCGAGATGAGCGTCATCAGCGAGCAGCACGCCCGATCCTACGACGGGATAAGCGTCCACGGAGGCGAGAAAGACCGCGCGCCCAAGCCGTTGAGCGAGAAGCCGATGGTGGACTACTGGCGCGACCGCTACAACGGCGCCCACCGCGAAGACTCCAAGCGAGCGGTGATCCAGGAGGCCGTGGAAGCGCTTCAGCGAGCCAAGCTCCAGCCGATCGTCCTGGGGCAACCTCCCAAGCGCGGAGAGCCATTGTGGAAGCGCTACATCGCCGAGACAGACGAGGATATCGGCCAGCTCGCACGCGAGTTCAACGTGACCCGCCGCTACATCCTCATGATCCGCCAGCAGTACGGGAGGTCCAATTGAGTCAATCGGCCATTGACCGGTGGACCCGGCGGCGCAAGCAGAACCACGAGTGGGAGCACTCGCTGCACCGCTACGTCACGATCGGGCGTCACGCCGATCGCCTCCGGGCAGTGTGGGACGCGGCGCGCGGCCAGCGGGTGAGTCGGTGGCTGACGCCTGAGAACGCCGAGCGTGTCCGCGCCGACTGCGAGCAGGGCTGGCGGATGGGTCAGGTCACGGGCTGGGTCATCAAGATCGGCCGAGAGGAGACCTCGTGACACGGCGAAATGATCTGTCCGCGGCGGAAATTAGATTTACGCTGGATTTCTCGGCGCTGGAGGCTGCCTTGATCGACGTGGGCCACGACGCGCGAGCACTCGGCTTCATCCTCGGACTCGGTGATCTGAATACCCGGCCGATCTGCCACGGCTACGCCCATGCGTGCGTGTGCGCCGAGTGTGTGGAGCGCGAGCGTTTGGCGAGATGCCCTGTCGTCGCTGTCCGTCAACCGTGGGAGCTCGAGGCTGCGTGATGCCCGATCAGAACGGCCGATTCAAGGGGATCAGCATCCCCTCAGTGCCCTGGCATGAGGAGCCCACGGGCGAACGCAAGTGGTGGTGGATCAGCCCCGATGGCGTTCGCGTCGAGTACGAGCCGATCCTTCTAGGGCTCGACGACGACGGCCACGAGGTTTTCTCGCATCGCCGCGATGCGATCAGCAACCGTCCTCCCGAGCGCCCAATCGCATGACCGCCAAGCTCTCCCCAGCCGAGAAGCGCGACCGCCGGCAGAAACGCGCCGCAGCCCGCTACATCGCCCAGGTGAAATCTCAGCCCCAGAAGCTGCCGTGCCTGCGAGTACCCGGAACGGGAGCAGGACAGTGAGGCCAAAGCGCTACCGCGAAGTGCTGCGCGTTGGGGCTGAACCGCTGATCGTGTGGGACAGCGAACCTGACGGCTCACCGCGCTTCTCGATAGCCACGCCAGGCTGGCGATTCCGCTTCCGCGTCACGGGCGAACTCCCGACACTGGTCGAGTGCGGCGAAGGCTCACTTCTCTCGGCCACGCCGCTAGACGACAACGGGATCGCGCTCGTGCCCTCAGACGAGCTGCCGGACCTCGAGCACGGCTTCGTCACCATCGCAGACTTCACCATCGCCGACCTCCGCGCCATCCGCCATAAAACAGGCCGGACAGGCTGGATCAGCCCGATGGCATGGCTGCGCTGGCACTGGACGAACTTCCGCCTGCGACACCTACGCTGGGTTGATCACGGCCAGTGATGCATCCGTGTTCCAGGCTCAGGAGCAGGACAGTGAGCTACGAGGAGTACACGGCCGGGAAGGTGCTCGAGGATCTCCGCAGCAACAAGCACTTCGACCCGGTCACCCATCTCCACGTCATCCACACGCTCGAAGCACTGAAGCTGAGCAACGTCGCCTCCTGGTATTGGGCAGAGCACAGCCTCACCGAAGCCACGCTGAACGATCCAGCGTAAGAAACGCCAAACGGGCCGCACATGGCGACCCGTTGACGATCCCAGCTATGTAGGCGAGTCAGCCGCCAAGCTCCACCAGGCGCTCTAGCCGGTCCAGGCGTGCTTCGTGGTCATCCAAGCGCCTGTCGCGTTCGTCGATCAGCTCGGGAAGCTCCACCAGAGCAGCCCTGACCATGTATTCGGTGCGAGACATCCCGTACTGAGCCGCTAGAGCGTCGATCCGCTGGACCTCTGAGGGTAGAGCTCGGATGCCTAGCATCTGGCGCGTTTCCCGCTTGGTCATCGTGCCTTGGCCAGGTCGAGGATCTCATCGCGCGACAACGGCGCGGAGTCAAGCGCGACAACGAGAGCGAGTGCACCGAACCCTGACAGCTGACGCTCACGATTGCGCTGGATCGTGGTCTTGCAACGCCCGCAGACCAGCACGCCGCTGATCTTCCAGGTGCCACGCCGGCGAGAACAGCACTCGCACTTCGGCGCAGTCGCTCGCTGCTCGCGACGAATCGCATCGACGCAGTCGTGGCAGTAGTCGCACCGCGCAGCCCAATCCTTCGAAACGAGAAACTCGCCGTCGCAACGCGAGCACTCCTTGACGATGTTGTACTCGTCGCCGACGAGATGGTGTTGTGTTTGCGCCGCGCTCATGAGAACTTGCTCGGTAGTGTTGCTGCTTGACATCAGAGCTTTCTCCTCTGCTGTCCATGCTCCCGGCCGAACTGCAATCGGTGCGGGAGCGCTTTACGGGATAGCCCTACAAGGCGACGCCGTGAGCGTTAGCCCACTGGCGCTCAACCCACTGCTGTGCGTCATACGGCTGAGGGAACGTCAGAACGTCGCCACGCTCATCGGTCACGTAAGCGTTGCGCCGCTCATCCCAGATGCGAGTCAGCCCGTCAACACGGTGCTGACGATCAGTGCTGATGCTGAGATGTGAAGTGCTCATAGCCCACAACCTAGCACCGTGTGATACAGGTTGTCAACTCTCTGCGCATACAAAAGCGGCTGATACAAGCAAAGTTGTAGCGGACGCTAGTGCTTGAGCCAGTCCAGAAGCTCGCCCACGCGCACGGGATCAGCGCTTAGCTACAGCACCGTAGCCCGCCTGTGCCTACCTGGCCGGTAGGTGCAATCCCCAGCAACCACGGGCGATTACGCCAGCTCGACCGCACACACACGCGCACACAAGCACCCGCCAGGCCGCAAGCACAGCAACCAGCCGGCGGCCAGGGGCACGCACACGCGCACGCGCAGACCCCGCGCGCACGCGGGGGTACGCGAGAAAACTGAACATCGATTTTTGCTCGATTCGGGGCCCCTTCAGACATTTTGCCTGCCTCGCCTGGGTGTCCGTACGTGTCCGGACCGTACTTGTCCGTGAGGTGTCGTACAATGCCGTACAGTGAGTAAGCGGGTTGAGTTCAGGTGGTCTGAGGAGCTTTTGGCTCGGGTTGATGCGGCGCGGGGTGATGTTGCTCGGGCTGTGTGGGTGCGGAGGGCTGTCGAGAAGGAACTCGAGCTGATGCGCTGGGATGGGGAGCCCGGGAGGGCTGTTGAGCGGGCGTTGGGCGACGTCGAGTCGGAAACGGGCTCCAGGCACCGGCGTGAGGCGTCAACCCCGCCGCCCGCTGAGCAGCCTGAGTCTGCGCCACGGCACATGACGCACTTGGAGCGGAACATGGCGTTCCGTCAGGCTGAGGCTCGCAGGAAGGCGCAGAAGTGAGGACGATCGTTTCTGATGCGCCCGGCTTTGCGCTCATAGTCATCGGGGGCGTTGGGCTGCTGTACCACCTCTGGCAACGGCTCTTCGGAAAGCCGACCCAGGCCCCCTGCCACTCCACGCACCTTGAGCGACTGCGCGACAGGTATGTGGCCGACCAGATCACCCTTGAGCAGTTCGAGGAGTTCGTGGATGCCGCGCTTCGCGGCACGTGGATGCCGTTGCCGAACTGGATGGCTGTGGACATGGCGCTGAAGCAGATGTTCGCCGGGCCGATCCGCGACGTGGGCGAGGGCAAGATCGCGCACTCGCTCGACGGCGTGACGTACTACGAGCCGAACACCTACGGGCTGTCGATCCCGGATGCCTCGACGTGCTCAATCACGGGCACGATCCGGTCGGCCTCCGAAGGCTTGCCACCGCTCCCGAGATAGACGCCGCCTGATTTCTGAGGGCGGGAGGGGAGGTGTTTCCTCTTGCCCAATTCTTCGCTGGCTGGCCTCGGGGTCAACCTTGAGGCTCTGTCGAATCTCTCTGGTCGGGAGCGGGAGATCGCGGAGCGGGAGCTTCTGGCTCTCGAGGACGCGATCCGCCAGAACCCTCTGCTGGGGTATGTGCCGCACGAGAAGCAGGTGATCTTTCACCGGCCGGATCTGACGAACGGCGTCGCCTCCTGGCCGGCGCTTCGGGCGTTCCTCGGTGGCAACCGTTCCGGCAAGTCCACCGGCGGGGTCGCTGACGATCTGATCCAGGCGTGCGACCGCGAGGTGGTCCCGCAGCACCTGCTGCCGTTCAAGCGCTGGGAGCCTCCGTTCTACGGGCGCATCGTCACTCCGGACCTGAGCCACACGCTTGAGGGCGTGATCCTTCAGAAGATCCGAGAGCTGTGCCCGCGAGATCAGCTCAAGGGCGGCAACTTTGACCGGGCTTACGACAAGCAGCTTCGGGTCTTGAGGTTCAAGAACGGGTCGTGGATCCAGTTCTTCTCTAACGAGCAGGACGTAGACAAGTTCCAGGGCGCAGCGCTGCACCGCGTCCACTTCGACGAGGAGCCGCGCGAGGACATCCGCAAGGAATGCCTCATGCGCCTGATCGACTACGGCGGCGAGGAGCTTTTCACGATGACCCCCTTGTCGGGGATGTCGTGGATGTACGACGAGGTCTACGAGCCGTGGGAGCGCGGCCAGCTTGAGGACGGCCGGGTGGTCGTGGTGGACATGGACGACAACCCGCACCTCGACGAGACAGCCAAGCTCAGAGCTCTGTCGGGGCTCTCGGCTGAGGAGCGGGAGGCTCGTAAGTCGGGCCGGTTCGTGCACTTCGCCGGCCTGGTGTACCCGCAGTTCTCCAAGGCCAGGCACATCCTCCCGACGCCGCTGGATCTGGCTCACGCGATCCCTGACGGGGCTGAGGTGTTCCGGGGTATCGACCCGGGCATCCGGCACATGTGCGCGGTCTTGTACGGGTGGCTTGATGAGAACGATGAGCTAGTGATCTTCGACGAGATCGCCCTCCAGGGGAGAACGGTCCGCGAGGTGTGCCGCGAGATGGTCAACCGCGACTACCGCTGGGGGTTCGTCTCAGCCCAACGCCCGGGGATCCGTCCTCGCTGGACGGTGATCGACCCTGCCGCCCGGAACACGAACTCGCAGACGGGCCGGTCCGATCAGCAGGAGTTCGCCGACAACGGCGTGTTCACGGTGCCGGGGCAGAACTCGGTGACCGCGGGGATCAACCGGGTCAAGGAGCGCCTTGAGGCGGACAAGCTGAAGGTGATGGCTCACTGTGTGGAGCTCCGGGCGGAGTTCAAGCGCTACCGGTGGGTGTCTGCTGGCCGTGGGGAGAATGAGGCCAAGGAGGCTCCGGTCAAGAAGGACGACCACCTGTTGGACGCGCTCCGCTACATCGTGATGCAGCGTCCGCTGGCTCCGGACCGGGAGATCCCGGCGGAGTCGTTGACTTTGAAGGATCGGCTGCTCAGAGAATCGCTGAAGCGGCTGCGACTGCCCAAGACACCGGACCACGATTTCGGTCCGGGCGTGTGGCACTGAGTTCCTAACGCACCGGGAGGTGCCACATGATCCGCTTGTCGGACCCCAAGCCGGCGTTCTGCTCGGCGTGCCACAACACGCCCGACTGCCGGTATGTCGACTTCGACGCCGCCCACGACGGCGGCTGCTTCGTCGACCGTGAAACGCAGGCGTACATGGAAGGCTCTGACGACCTGCACATCTGCGAGAACTGCCTGCGTGTCGCGATGGAGAAACTCGCGTTCAAGCCTGAGCTTCATTCCAAGCAGTTCAACGAGATCCGCAAGCAGGACATCCAGATCGAAGCGCTCAAAGCGCAGGTCCGCTCGCTGAAGGCCGCGTTGGCGGCAGAACCCGAACCCGAGGCCCGCAGGCCCGGTCCTCGCAGAAAGGTAGCCGCCTGACATGGCACTCCAGTATCAGACCAATCCGCTCACGGTCCTGTCGGGCGTCTCGACGACGGGCGCGGGCAACCTTGTGCTCGACAACGGGTGCAGCAAAGCCTGCCACTCGCTGATCGTCACCACGGGCGCGAGCGTGACCGCGGGCACGGTGAAGCTCGAGCTCTCCCACGACAACACCAACTGGTTCACGACGTCGGTGTCGTTGTCGACGACCGCCCAGAACACGGTGTACGCGGGGCAGGTGGCGGACACGCCGGCGCAGTATGTGCGGGCGAATATCACGTCGGGGATCACCGGCGGCACGGTCACGGCGTCGGTAGCGAGCGCGTGACATGGCCGATCAGATCTTCACTCTCAACGTCAACGCCGACCATTCGATCCCAGTCTCAGTGGAGGGCGGCTCCGCGGTCCTCTCGGTCGATTCGACAGGCGGGACGGTGTACTACGGCGGCGACCCGTCTGTGTCGTCGTCGAGCAATATCGGCTCGATCAGCCCTTCGGGTTCGGCGACGGTCACTCAGAACGTGTGGGTGCGGGGGTCTTCCGCGGCGACGGTGACGGTCACCCTGACCTCGCAGTGGAAGCAGCAGCCGATCGTCACCTCCACGCCCCAGTTCACCACGGTGGTCCTTGAGCCGACCGGCGGTGATGACGCAGCGAACATGATCGCGGCGATCGCGAAGGTCGGCGGGTTCGGCGAGATCATCATGGGGCCGGGCACGTTCCTGTGGCAGTCGGGGGTTCCGTCGCTGCCTCCGTCCGCGACCGGCATCGCGATCCGCGGCAAGGGCAAGGGCGTCACCACGGTCAAGCTGTCCTCCGGCGCCCCGCGGTTTATCGACTTCAACCGGACCGCCGACTATCAGACGTTTCAGAACATCGAGCTGTCGGATTTCACGGTCGACTGCAACCAGACCACCGGCAAGCACCACGTCATTATCGGCACCTACGTCAACGGCTCGTCGGCCACCACCGGCCAGCGGATCAACCTGCTGAACATCGCTGTCAGGCGCGTGGATGCGATCAACGTCCCCAGCTCTCTGACCAACGGGGACTGGCCGGGAGCGGTCACGGGCCGGTGGTGCATCTCGCTGCTCTGCTTCCAGCTTGCCGACAACGAGTCGACCCAGAACATCCTCAAGAAGATCCTGATCCAGGACTGCCATTTCTACGGCGGCAACGTCGGCGCGCAGGTGTTCGGCACCACGAGCGCGACCAACCCGACGAACCTGAACGTGTGGCTGGACGAGATCACGTTCGAGCGCTGCTGGCACTCTTGCGCGCAGCTCGGCCCGGCCACCAACCCGGTCGCCGTGCAGCCGGGCATCGCGACAATCCCGGTGTCGATCACTGCGAATACCCATAACGGCACGAAGGTGCTCGACACCTTCTCGGCGTCCCTGCCGGCGAACCAGGTGTTCCATGTGCAGGGGACCGGCATTCCGAGCGGCGCGACGGTGACCGTCGATCCTGGCGGCACGTCAGGCGTGCTGAGCGCCAACGCGACCGCCGACGGCACGGGCGTGACGATCAGCACTCTGCGGACGTGGAACTCGATCAACTTCCAGATCGGCTCCTTTGACTATGGGGGACGCGGCTACGTCAAGCAGTGCTACGGCGACTCGGCTTTCACCGGGGTCGGCATCTCGAACCTGATGGACTTCAACTGCGTCGACACCACCATCGTGGACTCCGGCTCGGGCTCGTTCGGCTTCAACAACTTCAGCTACGTGCAGTTCAACGACTACCCCACGTCGGCGTCGACCAACACGGCGAACTCGGGCACCACGCGCGTGGACCTGCAAAAGACGACGTGGCAGCGCTGCCATGCCCGGTACAGCACAGCGTTCACCGGAGGGGCGAACGGGCAGGTTCCCGCGGCGTTCTACGCGGCAAAGCTCGGCTCAAACCTCGGCTGCGGGACGATCAAGCTCAAGGACTGCGACGTGCATGACCTTTCGGGGATCTGGCACGCGTCGGACTCGATCGGCTGGCAGGGTGTCTGCCAGACCTACGGGGTCGACTTCGACGGCTTCCACGTCGAGAAGTCGGGGATCACCATCGCCAACGGCACGGCTTCCACGTCGGTGACGCTGATCCGCCAGGACGCGACGGTCACCTCGAAGTTCCGTGCCCGCAAGCTCACGCTCGTCGGCACGGGAACCAACTCATCGGGGAACACGCAGACCCTGCGAGGGCTGGCGATCTGGAACCCGACCTCGGGCACCACTACGGTCACCTGCGAGATCGACGACGTGCACATGGACCCCACCGGCCTCACGGGAACCTCGGGGGCGTTCAACTGGAACGGGATCGTGTTCGGTATCGCCACCGCGATGCTGAACCTGGGCGGCCGGGTGACCCGCGCCTACCACACCGGCAACCCGGCAACCTCGGGAACCTCGACGGGGATCACGGTCACCAGCACCACGGGGCTGACGTTGTCGAACCTGCGGATCTCCGACTGTGACCTGTCGGCCTCCTCGACGACCGCATTGAGCCTTGACGCCACCCAGGTCGCCGGTGTCTCGGCACGCAATGTCGCCGGGTTCAACCCGGTCGGGGTGGTTGTCGTCGCCGTCCCCGCCACGACAGCCTCGGTCGCCGCGCAGACCTACGACCGCACGTTCTACATCACCAACGGGACAGCCACCCTCAGCCTGGTGATCCAGAACGGCCCGACGATCAGCGTGGCCGCGTCCGCCACCCAGACGGTGCATCTCCCCGCCAACAAGACGATGAGCTACACGTACGCCTCGGGCTCGCCGGCGCAGGTGGTCGAGGGCCTTTAACGCTTCAGGTAGCTGGGCACCGGCCCGTGAAACGTGCCGGCGTGGTGTGGCAGTAGCGCCGCGCCGATGCTGAGCGCCAGCACGATCACCACGGCGGCCAGCAGGATCATCCGCGGGCGGGCTGCCATCCAGTCGGACATGAGGCGAGCCTATCCGCCCTCCGGGAAGGAATCAAGTTGATCTACGCGATCGTCGCTCTCGGGGTTGTGTGCCTCGGGCTGCTGGCATTGCTGCGAAGCGTGCTGTCAGACCATCGGCTTGAGTGCGCCAACTACGAGTCGACCGCCGCTCAGGAGCGCGCGGCGCTGCTCGCCAGCGTGGCGAAGGAGCGCGCGGAGTTGCTTGACCGCATCCAGCGCCCCGACCGGCTGCCCGTGCAGGCTCCGGTCACGTTCCAGATGCCCGAGTTCGAGCCCGACGAGATCGAACTCGTCGGCACGATCACCATGCCTGACGAGCTTGACCTCGTCGGCACGAATGCCGAGGGAGGTGATGCCTAATGCCCGCCGACTCAACCCTCGCGGATCTTGACGATCTGCACCGGAAAGCGAAGATGGCCCGTGCCAAGCTGGACCCAGTCTGGTACCTGAACCTCGCTTACTACGTCGGCGAGCAGCAACCCTGTGGGTAGCTTGGGACGGGCAGGGGCTCTACAAGCCCCGGCTGCGGCCTAACCGGATCACGATCGTCGACAACCGCATCCAGCCGTGCGTGCGGCTGGAGATAGCGAAGATGACCAAGAACCGGCCCGTGTTCACCATCTCGCCTCGGACGGCTGACGACGAGGACGTGAACGCCTCGGAGCTTGGCGAGCAGTTGATGCGCTACCTGTGGAAGCACCTGCACATGCAGGAGCTGATGACCAAGGCGCTGCACTGGTCGCGGATCTGCGGCGCGGGGTTCGTCAAAACGTTCTGGGACCCCACCCTCGGGGACGGTGCGGATGTGGTGGTCGGTCCGGGCGGTCAGCCGCTCACGGACGGGTCGGGCAGGCCGATGCGCTCCGATCAGGTCGACGTGGGCGCGCTCACCCAGCAGCTTGGGCTTCCCGCCGGCGCGATCCAATCGAAGCGGATCAACCAGGGCGACATCCGCGTGGAGGTCCGCTCACCGTTTCAGACCTACCCGGATCCTCTCGCGGACACGTTCGATGAGTGCGAGTGGATCATCGAGGAGTCCGTGCAGTCCCAGGAGTCGATCCTCAGGCGCTACGGCGTGGAGCTTCAGCCTGACACGATCGGCAACCCCGGCCTGATCGAATCCCGGATGGGCGCGATCTTCATGCCCGGCACCGGCTCCTATAAGGGCGTGAAGATCCGCGAGTACTGGTCAAAGCCCTCGACGCAGCACCCGAACGGCCGCAGGGCGGTGTGGGCGGCCAAGCGTCTCTTGTTTGAGGATGACCGGCCGTTTGACCCGTTCCCGTACGTGATGCTCACGGGGATCCCGATCCCCGGGCGGCTGTGGCCCACGTCGATCGCCGAGCAGCTCCGCGGCCCGCAGACCGAGCTGAACAAGGTCAAGTCGCAGATCGCCGAGAACCGCAACCGGGTCGGGAACCCGACGATCCTCGCTTCGAAGCAGGCGGTGCAGGACCCGGACAAGTTCGCGGACTCTACGACGATGCCGGGCGGCATCTACTTCTTCGATGACATCGGCTCGCCGAACAACGTGCCGACCTATCTTCAGGCTCCGCCGCTGCCGGACTATGTGATCCAGGAGATCGCGAACATCGAGGAGTCGATCCAGGAGATCTCCGGCCAGCACGAGGTTTCCTCGGCGAGCGTCCCTCCCGGTGTAACGGCCGCCTCGGCGATCAACCTGCTGCTGGAAACCGACGACACCCGGTTGGGCCCGGCCGTGACCGACTACGAGACGCAGCTTGGGAAGATCGGCCAGAAGGTGCTGAAGCTGGCGGCGCACTACTACACCGACGCCCGCACGATCCGGATCGGCGGGGATGACGGGATCTGGCAGATCAAGGACTTCCGCGGCTCCATGCTGCGCGACAACACGCACGTGGAGGTGCAGGCCGGCTCCGCGTTCCCGCAGTCAAGGGCCGCCAAGCAGGCCGCGATGCAGGACCTCCTCACTCAGCTTGTCCAGTCGGGCAACCCGCCGCACGGCAAGGATCTGGCGCACTACCTGGAGGACATGGAGGTCGGCGGCGCCGAGCGGCTGATCGAGCAGTACACCAAGTCAGAGACTCAGGCCAAGCGCGAGAACGTGCAGATCAGCCAGGGGATCCCGCTCCCGGTCAACGACTACGACGACGACGCGGTCCACATCGACACCCACCAGGATCAGCAGCGCGGCATCGAGTACGCCTCCTGGTCGCCGCAGGCCAAGCAGATCATGGAAGCCCACGTCGCCGCTCACAAGCAGCGCGCAGCGCAGGCCGAGGCTCAGCAAATGCAGATGCAGCAGCAGATGCAGAACCCCGGCCAAGCGCAGCAGGCGCAGCTTCAGGGTCAGATGGCTCAGCAGCAGATGGCCGGCCAGGCTCAGGATCAGCAGACCCAGCAGGCGCAGGCTCAACAGCAGATGGGGATTCAGGGCCAGACCGCGCAGCAGCAGCTCGGCGACCAGGCGGCCAACTCAGAGCAGCAGCGCCGCCACGCCGAGGAGCAGCATCAGCAGAAGCTGCGTCACGCCGAGGAGCAGCATCAGGCCAACCTTCGACGCATCGCTGCCCAGGCGCAGCAGCAACCACAACAGCGAAAGGCAGCGTGATCCATGACCGACGAACAGACCCCAGTAGAGGCCGCTCCCGAGCCCGTGGAGGCCCCGGAAGCCCCCGCCGTGGTGGAAGCCCCGGCTGACGCGCCCGCGCCCGCAGAGGCCCCTGTGGAGGCTCCCGCTCCCGAGCCCGCTCCGGTCGTCGCGCAGACCCCCGGCGACAACGCTCGCCCGCGCTCTGACGAGGACGCCGTGCAAGGCCAGTTCGTGGACGTGGTCGACGGCGAGCACAAGGGCCGCCGCGGCGCGTTCCTCTCCGTGGTCGAACATGACCTGGAGGGCGACGGGTTCCCCAAGAGCATCCTCGTCCGCACCCGCGACGAGCTCAATGAGCTTCTCACCGTCGCCTACGAGCACGTGCGTCCCTCGAAGTACACGGGAGGCCGCTGATGCCCGCGAACATCGACCTTGGCGACAAGGCAGCGAAGTGCCTGGACGTGATCCTGATCGCCGTCCGCTCCGGAGACACCGTCACCGTCACCAACAACAGCGGCGACACGGTCACCTACTACAACAACCTGACCTCGTCGTCGGCGGGGACGATCGCCGCGAGCGCGAACGCCTCGTTCTCCACGACCCCTGGGGTGTGGATGACCTCGGCGGGCCGGTCGTCGCTGTCGATCAGCGGAGGGATCTACGGGACATGAAGACGGTTACCGCTCTTCCCCCTGAGACGTTCCGCGATGTCATCTACATCCCGTTCTCGCGGCAGTTGGTCGAGAAGATGAACGGCCGGTGGTCGCCCGATCCCGTGTTCGTCAAGCTCGTTGTCAACGACGACGGCACGGGCGATCTGATCTTCCAGCGTCCCGCTCCACGGGAGAACTCATGAGCGACCAGTCGGCCATCCGCATGTTGCAGACGGCGATCGAGAACGTCCGCGAGAACTGCACCGGCCCCGAATACAAGGCGCTGCTCGCCGCCTGCGCTGCGTGCGATGCGGCTGCGGAAAAGGCCCTGAACGACGATGACGGCGACGAGCCCCGCACGCTACGCCAGGCGTCTGACCGTGCCCGGCAGACGTTCAAGGAGGCACGCAAGTGAGCGCTCCTGTGACCGGGCAGGTGGCTCTCTCAGGCACCGCGCAGGCGTGCTCAGCGACCGTGGTGACCGGCAACGGCTGGGTCATCAAGGCTCCTGCGACCAACGCCCACAACGCCTACATCGGACCGGCCGGGGTGACGACCAGCACCGGGCATGTGCTCTGCCCCGGCGACGAGTTCCCGTACGAGCGCCGCGACCAGGTCGGCGCGCCAACCTTCGATCTGCGGGTGTCTGACTTCTACGCGGTCGGAACCAGCGGGGATGTGGTGACGTGGCTGGCCTCCCCCTAGACCCGACCGGGTTCTCGCCGCGGCGCACCAAGTTCGATGCGGTGGGCGGCACCACGGTCACCACCCAGCCGATCTACCAGAACAGCCAGGGCTCGGCGAACTTCAACCCCGACTTCTCAAGCCTGCCGAACGTCGGCGGCCCGTTCACGCTGGGGATCAGCACCGACGGTGTCTATGCCGACTCGACCGCCGGGAACATCTTCCAGCTTGCTGCCTACGTCAACAACACCGGCTCCCGCGCGACCGTGGCCGTGTTCGGGTTCGGCAAGGGCAACCATGTGTGGGGCGGCAACCTGATCGGCTACACCCAGGCCACGGGTGACACGGCGATCGGCCTCGAGATCGACGTCGGCAACGTCGGCGGCGCAACCCAGTCCTCCGGCGCGGCCACCGGCCTGGTGATCGTGGAGGAGTCGGGCAACATCTCGGGCTCCCCGTCAAACACGGCAGCCGGGTTGCAGATCCAGGGCCACGACTCAAACTCCGGGTTCGCGTCCGCGATCCGGATCCAGGCCAACGCGATCGACTCCACCAACGGGGTCGGGCTGCTCTACCAGGCCGTCTCAGCCTCCGCCGGGATCGGCATGTACTTCAACAGCAGCACGTTCGCCACCGGGATCAGCTTCACCAACGGCACCTACACGCGCGGCATCTACTTCAACAACCCGACGATCACCACCGGCATCGACTTCGGAGCCACCGGGTACACGCAGGCGCTGAACTTCTCCCAGATCACGTCGGGGGTGGCGATCAAATGGGCCCCCGGCTCCACGGGCGCGGGCAGCGCCGCTCTCGGAGCGAACTGCCCGGCGGTCACCGTGTCGGCCCCGTACACATGGATCAAGCATCTCGCGTCTGACGGCTCGACCGTTTACACGCCGGCATGGAAGTGATCTCTCCCGACACGCTGCGCCTGTTTGACGAGCTGCTCTCTCAGCTCACGTTGCAGGCCAGCCACCCAGATTTCGAGCGTCAGGCGGCCCGCGTGGTCGCCGCCAAGCGAGAGATCGCTCTAGCGCTCGAACAGCACAACGACAACTAGCGCCAGGGGCCTGCGGGCCACAGCGCCAAGGAGCAACACATGACGGACGACGTACAGCCCCAAGAGGGCCAGGGCGGTCACCCGTGGGACCAGTATCTCGAAAGCATCCCCGAGGATGCGCGAGAGGCAGCATCCGAGGCGTTCCGGCAGATGGACGCCAACGCGACACGGAAGTTCCAGGAGGCAGCGGAGTACCGCAAGGCGTGGGAGCCGTTTGAGACGCTCGGCGTCAAGGACCGCGACCCCGAGGTAGTCGGCTGGGCGCTGGAACTGGCAGACGCGGCGATCAACAACCCGCAGAGCTTCGCGGAGTGGTATGGCCGCTACGCGCAGGAGCACGGCTTGCAGGCTGCCAATGAGGCGGTCCAGCAGGCCGAGCAAGAGGTGGGCTACATCGACCCTGCCGTCCAGCAGTTGGTGGAGCGGACGATTCAGCAGGCGCTGAACCCCATCGCCTCGCAGCTTTCCGACGTTGTCGAGTGGCGTGACACAAGGACGGCGGAGGAGCGCAAGGCAGAGGAGATGCGGAACATCCGCTCTCAGCTCGACGCTCTGAAGGAGAAGCATCCCGACGAGTACGACGAGGATCTGATCGAGATGTTCATTCCTCGCCACATGGGCGACGACCCAAAGAACGCGGTCCAGAAAGCCTTCGATGACGTGATCGCCGTTCGCGCCAAGGCGCAGCGCGATTGGGTCACGGAGAAGGTGAACCAGCCCGCAGCCGCCATCAGCGGCGGCACGGTGTCTGGTACGCCTGACCCGCCCCCGAAGGGGCAGGCCCTCAAGTGGGCATCGGAGCAGGCTCTCGCCCAGCTCCGCGGCGCAAGAAGCGCCTAAGCAGTACCCGGCCGAGACGCCAGGGCGACGCTCTACAGCCCCCCACGGGGGCCAGGGGAAACGCGCGCACAGCGTCAGGGGCGGACCACACAAGTCAATCCCTGACGTAAAGGAGCAGGCCAAGTGGCCACTCAAAACCTCACCACGTTCGACGCTCTCCTGAAGAACGTCTACCGCGGACCCATCGTCGAGCTCTTGAATCAGGAGACATACCTGATCGACCAGCTCGAGAAGCAGAACGTCAACAACCTCGGCGCGTTCACCGGCCGCCAGCTGGTGTTCCCGGTCCACACCGCTCGTAACCGCGGGCGCGGTGGCACCACCGACGGCGGAGGGCTCGCGACCGCCGGCAACCAGTCCTACCTGGACGGGATCGTCAACATCAAGTACTTCAACACGGGCATCGAGCTCTCCGACATGGTCATCAAGCAGTCGGCCGCTGACGAGGGCGCGTTCGTGCGTGCGATGACCTCCGAGATGGAGGGTGCGACGACCGACCTGCGCAAGGACATCTCGCGCATGTGCTACGGCACCGGCGACGGCCTGCTGGCGACGATCACCGGCACGCCGAACGGCACGTCGATCACCGTCGACTCCGGGCAGTACATCGCGGTGGGCGACACGGTCGACATCGTGGTCAAGGCCACGGGCGCGACCACCAACGGCGTGCTCGCGACCACGGTCACCGCCGTGTCCTACACCGGGACGGCCGGGTCCTCAAGCCAGGCCAACGCCACGCTGACGATCAGCCCCGGCTCGGCGGGCGCGCTGTCCACGTCCTACGGCGTGTACATCTCCGGTGACCGCAACAACGAGTCAGACGGCCTGCGCAACATCTGCAACACCGGCCGCACGCTTCACCAGATCAACTCGTCCACCAACCCGATCTGGGACTCCAACATCGACACGTCGGCCTCCTACGGCAACCCGTCGGAGGATCGGTTCATGCAGATGGCCCAGAAGATCCGTCAGCGTTCCGGGAAGAACATCGACTGCTTCCTGACCACGCTCGGCGTGCAGCGCCGCCTCGCGAACACCTACGCCTCGCAGAAGCGCTGGAACGACGCGCAGGCCACCAAGGTCGACGGCGGGTACTCGGCGATCATGGTCGCCGCGGGCAACGACCCGGTCCCCGTCATCAGCGACGTGGACTGTGTCAACGGGACGGCGTTCGCGCTGAACCGCGGCTCGTTCGCGTGGGCGGAGGTCGCCAAGCCTGACTGGCTGGAGGCCCCCGACGGCAAGGGCTCGATCCTTCACCTCAAGGACGGGTCGACCGCCGGGTCCAAGGTCGCCATCTGGCAAGCGTGGATGGCTTGGTACGCGACTTTGGTCAACGTGGCTCCGCTGCGCAACGGCCAGATCGGCCAGCTGGCCGACGATCTCCCGGTCGCTCGCGTCTAAGCAGCCCTGTGGTTGCGCCCCTGCCTTCGGGCGGGGGCGCAGCCTTCATCTTCCAAGACAGAAAGGAGCCTCATGGCTCTCGGAACCGTGACCTCGGTCGCGCTGGACCCGCACAACACGCAGGCTGCCGCGGTTGCCATGGGTGACCTGAAGATGACCTGCACCACCGTGGTCGGGGAGGCGTCCTACACGACGGGCGGCCCGTCGATCACCCCGCAGCAGCTCGGCTTCACCACCGCGTGCTTTGCCGCGCAGGCGGAGGTTTCCGCCTCGACCGGCTCCAACGCGACCTCGACGGTGATGTCGCCGGTCATCACCAACAGCGGTCAGACGATCAAGCTCAAGTGCTTCGACAACACCAACACGGAGATCGTGTCTACGACGAACGTGTCGGGTGTGACCTGGCAGATCCTCGCCTGGGGCTACTAGATGAGGATCGAGCCGGCTCACATGGATCAGATCCTCCGCGCCAGGGATGGGCGGATGGTGCTGATCGACGCTGACGCCGGCGGGGTGGCGGCCGATCTCCGCGCGATCGACCCGAAGCTGAAGGTCCGCTTCGCGGAGAACGGCAACCCTCCGTTCTGGGCTGTGTATGAGGAGTCTGAGGACGGGAGGACCACGCACCTGGTCACCACGGTGCAGGCTCACCAGACCCGTTCGGGAACGTGGGCGGGGCTGGATCAGCGGGTGGTGGAGCGCATCCGTCAGATCGGCCACTCCTCCTATGACTATGCGGCGGAGGTCGAGCGTCAGAACCGCGAAGCCTCACAGGCCGCGAAGCGGCGGTTTGAGGAGCAGACCGGCCCACTCGCGGAGCAGGCGGCTTTCGCGATCCGCAAGGACCTGGGGATGCGGTACAAGGGGCGCGCGTTCAAGCCGTGAGCGCCTGCAAGGTGTGCGGCGCTGCCATGAGCGTGGTGGCGTCGTGCTTTGAAGGGTTTGACCTGTTGCAGTGCTCGCGGTGTGAGCGGCCGATCCGGCTGATCCCGAAGCGGGGGCCGAGGGCGCCGGCGCAGAAGCCGTTGACCAAGGCTGACCACAACCGGGCTTTGCGCGCGGCACGAAGGATGAGGCAAAGGAGCGGCGGATGAATCTTGCAGCGCTGCGCACCGAGGTCGAGAACCGTGGCTTTGATCCGATCCAGTACGGGTCGCGGATCACCCAGTTCATCAACGACGGCTACAAGCTGGTGTGCCAGCGCGTCGGCTGGTACGGCAACGAGACAACCGACGCGATCAGCACCGTCGCCGGGACCGCGTCCTACTCCTGGCCGCAGAACTTCAGCCGGATGCGCTCCCTGTTCGACACCACCCGGCACGTCGAACTGGAGTACGTCTCCCAGCGTTTGATCGACCGCTCCGGAACCAGCAACGGCGCTCCGGTCTTCTACGCGATCTACGCCGGGTCGATCACGCTCTGGCCGACCCCTGACGCCGTGTACTCGCTGGAGATGCGCTACTGGTCGCTGCCGAACGATCTGGTCAACGACTCCGACTCGCCGAACTTCCCGGCGACCTGGCACAAGCTTTTGTGGATCTACGCCACCTGGCAGTGCTACGAGGCCGACGACGACGCCCAGATGGGCCAGTACTGGCAGGGCCGCTTCAACAACGAGCTGGCGATGTTCGCCGCCGACGTGAAGTTTCCCGACAGTGACGGGCCGAATCAGGCCGCGGGCATGTGGGATGCGGAGAAGACGCTCGGCCCGGCGAACCAGTGGACGCTCTACGGGTATGGCTGGTAGCGGAGGGGGTGAGCTAACCCCGTGACCTCGTTGCCCTTCTTGTACAACGACTTTCACGGGGGCTGAAAAGCCTGAACACCAAGGACGCGCCCTACCTGCTGACCGACGATCAGTCGCGGGATCTTGCCAACGTGCAGGGCACCACAGCAGGGGCGATCGTCAAGCGCGCGGGACTGGTCACCTTCTCCTCCCCGGCGCAGACTCTCACGTCGCTGTTCGCCTACGAGAACGCTCCGGGCTCGCTTGTCGGCGCGGGGAACGGGAAGCTGTACTCGATCAACTCCTCGGGCACCGCTACCCAGATCGGCTCGGGGTTCAACACGACCGCCGGCTGGGAGTGGGTGCAGTCTCAGTCGGTGACCGGCTCGGGGCCCGTGTACGGGATGAACGGGGTGGACACGCCTCAGCAGTGGTCGGGGTCGGGGAACACGACGAACTGGACGGCGAGCTCGGGGACGCTTCAGAACGGCAAGTATCTGCTTCTCGCCGGCAACCGGATCTGGGTTTCGGGTGTCTCATCGGCCCCGCAGCGGGTTTACTTCAGCGATCTGATCCCTGAGAACAACGGGCCGGTGAACTGGCCTAGCCAGAACGTGGCGGTGTTCGACGAGAACGACGGGCAGCCGATCACCGGCCTGGGGCATCTGGGCCCGTACATTCTGGTGTGCAAGGCGCGCAAGCTGTACGTGATCACGGATTTCAACACGGGGGACGCGCGACGACTGTCGGACAACATCGGCTGCATCAGCCACCGCTCGATCGCGCAGGCGCCGGAGGGCACCTACTTTCTGGCTGAGGACCGCGGGGTGTATTTGACGAACGGGTCGAAGATCACGCCGATCAGCGATCTGATCCAGCCGACGATCGACTCGATCCAGCAGCGCGGCACGGCGGCGGCGGCGTACATCAACGGCCACTACTACCTGTCGGTGGATATGAGCGATGGGCTGGGGGTCAACGACACGGTCCTTGACTTTGACTCGGCGCTGAACTCCTGGTGGCTGCACACGTTCGGCTCCTCGCAGTTCGCGATCTGGCATCCGACGGGCTCGGCGCAGTTGTTCTCAGCCAAGGCGTCTGGCGGGGCGATCGTCGATAAGTGTTTTGTGCCGGGCACCTACACGGATAACGGGACGGCGTTCAAGTGGTGGTGGCGGGGCCCGTGGCAGTCGCCGACGTTCTACCGTCGCAGAAGGTTCCCGACCCCGTATTTCAAGAAGAACTTCCGGCAGATCCGCTATGACGGGTCGGGGACGGTGGACTTCTCGCTGGCCACGGATTTCGCCGGCAACGAGGTCTTGCAGACGCCCAACGCTTTCGGCACGCAGGCCCCGAGCAACTTCGGCGCGTCGGACGGCTCGACGTTCGGCGGCTTGGGCACGTTCGGCGATTTCCCGTCGATCACACGCGCCCGCAACTACTCCCTCGGGGTGCATGACGCGATCTCGGTCGTTTTCTCCGCAACCTCGCAGACGGCAGACACCGTGACCTCCTACGTGCTCATGGTTACGGACCGAAAGGACATGGTGGTTTCGTGACGACGCTCACCCTCAGCGTGCCCACTGTCGGGCAGCCCAACTCCACAGAGGACCCGAAGATCGCCACGAGCTTCAACGCGATCTCCACCTGGGCGGCGGGCAACATCGACACCGGCAACCTCGCCACATCCGCCGGGATTCTCGACACGCAGCTTTCCTCGCCCGGCAACGGATCGCGGCGGCTGGTGATGCAGAGCCCGCCCGCGCTGTTGAACGTGGGGAGTTCCACCAGCACCGTCGAACTGCCGAACTGGACGGGCTCAAGCAGCTCCACGTCGGCCTCCCAGGTCCCGTTGACCTACATCGACAGCACCCTGTTCACGGTCGCCAACAAGACCACGACGTGGGTGCTGCGGATGAGCTACATCACCAACTCGATCTCGGCCGGGACGATCAACCTTCAAGGCGTACTGGCGTCGGTCGTGTCCAACGGCGGCACGGCAGGCACGATCAACTACACCATCACTGGCGTGCAGACCACGACGAGCCTCGCTGCGCCCGGCACCAGCACCCAGGGGTTCGTCGACACGTCGCCGTTCACCGGCCTCACCACCGGCCACTACGCGCTCGGCTGGGAGCTCGGCCTGCCGCTCGCGTCCAACAGCGCGATCCAGGTTCAGACCGCGCTCTACGTCTACTACGCCTGAGCGACCGGCGAGCCGAACCGTGTCTCAAACGCGCGGGTGACAGCCCCAACCTCATCGAACCTTCCGCGCCCGCGGGCAAACCAGGCGGGCAGCACAAAGTCTGAAACCGTTATGCCATCGAGGTCGTAGCCGACATGCTCGACCGGGTCGCAGACCTCGGCGAGCCGTCCGGCGATCCGATGATCCCCCCACGGGTCGGTGAGCATCTCAAGCATCTCGTGGGATGCGATCTGAGTCCACCCGTAACCGGCCTGGACGTTGGCGTAGGGCTGCCCGCTCGATACTGAGTGGCTGCCGCTGGCGACCCCGTCGCTGGACGCTTGCAGGTTGATCGTCCAGCCGCCAGCGGCAAATCGCACGAGCGGCGTTCCCCAGTAGCGGTGAAGCTGCCGCGCCTGGGCTTCGAGGGCGCGCTCCACGCGAGGTAACGCCACCCCGGCATCGTTGACGAGGGTGAAGGTGCGCGCAGGCTGGGGAGCGGCGATCACGAGAACTGCTCCGACCAGCGCCCCCAGCATCCGCCAACCGTACCGCGATCCATCCTCGGAGGCAAGATGCGGCTCCCGTTTCAGGAACTCCACAGCCTCGAGGACGCGCTGGTCAACTTCGAGGCCATCCAGTCCGGTTTCACGCTCACCTCAAACTCGTGGACGACGGCTACGCTCCTGCACTCCTGGACGGTGCTCAACTCCCGCACGGTCGCCTATCTCAAGGACGCCTCCGGGTTTGTGCATGTGAGGGGCGCGGTGACCAGCGGCACGACCGGCACCGTGGCGTTCATTCTCCCGGCGGGGTTCATCCCCGGCCAGGAGGTCACCTACGTGACGCCGGGCGACACGGCAGGAGAGCCGAGCGTGATCGTGATCGACACCAGCGGCAACGTGACCGTGGACCTGGGGACCGGCAGCACCAGCGCCGGATTGGATCTCCCTGTCTTTCTCGCAGAGAACTAAGGAGGGTTTGTGGCTCAAGGCTTCCCTCAGTTGGGCGCGGCGCTAAAGCCGCCGGCTCCGATCTCGAAGGGTATTTCGCTGCCGTCGGCGTTCAAGGCGGTGCCGCGCACTACGGCGGCTCCGGGCACGAAGGGGATCTCGATCCCCGGCGCGGTCAAGGCGATCCCTCGGACCACGCCCTCGGCGAACACGGCAGCCGGCTCCTCCGCTCCTGCGCCAGCAGCCTCGGGTGCGGCGCCGGCCGCGGGCTTTCAGGGGGATGCGCAGTACATCAACGCGCTGGCGGACGCGACCGCGAAAGCCAACGAGCAGATCGCCGGGCTGAACCGCAACATCGCCAACGCGGGGACGACCTACCAGCAGCAGGCGGCGGCGACCAAGCTCGCGCTCCAGAACAACGTCACCCGCGCTGAGGATGCGGAGAACCAGCGGGGAGGGTTCGCGCTGGGGGCGCTGGGGCACACGATCGGGCAGCTAAACCAGGCCGCGCAGACCGCCACCCAGCAGTACTACACGAAGTATCAGAACGATGTGAGCAACTGGAACGCCGCGATCGCCGGGATCCAGCAGGGCCTGTCGGCTGAGACGATCGCGCTTCAGCTCGCGGCGGCTGCGCGCGAGCAGGCGAACGTCGCGAAGTCCGACGGGACGCTCGGCACCGACGCGAGCGCCGCTCCCGCTCCCGCTGGTCCCGCGCCGCTGGCGGTCCCGGCCGGTGCTCCCTCCCCGGCGGGCAGGCAGACGGTGGCGCTGCCGCGAGTCCCGGAGGGGAAGGGCACGCCGCGCCAGGTGGTGCAGCTCTCTGACCGCAACATCGGCAAGGGGAAGAGGTAAGTGGCGACGATCATCACTGACGCCCCGCGGGGCAACGGCTCGATCACGGTCAACCGTCCGTCGATCCGTACGGGCGCGCCGATGCCGAAGACCAACGCGCCGGCGAAGATCGCGACCGGCCCGAAGGTCGCCAAGCCCTCGGCTCCGAAGACGACGACGCCGCGGTCGCGCGCTCCGAGGGTGAGCAACCCGCTGCTTGACCCGAACCAGACCCTGTCGGGCAAGAACCTCTACAACGCGGCGGTGCAGCTCGCGGACGCTCAGACCCAGCCGACGATCTCAGCGCTCCAGTCCCAGATCAAGCAGAACAACGCCAACGTGCAGGGCGAGCAGAACACCGACTTCGGCTACTACCTTCAGATGGCCAAGGACGCGCAGGACGCTGTCAACCAGTCACAGCAGATCGGCTCGAACCTCCAGAGCACGCTTCAGGGCACGAGCGCGCAGACCCAGCAGGGGCTCCAGGGGATCAGCAACCAGTTCCAGACCGGGGGGCCGCTGGCGAACATGAACGCTCAGGGGTTGGCTGGCTCGTCGCTGGCTGACATGCAGGCCGCCTCCGCGCAGCAGCAGGGGTTCGCGCTCCAGAACGCTCAGGCCGCCCAGAACTTCGGCGCTCAGCAGTCCGCAGCATTGGAGGGTCAGGCGAACCAGGGTCGCTTGGCTCAGGACCGGGAGGCGACTGACGCGATCTCAGCGTTGGGCCGGGCGGGGCAGATCTCCAACGAGGGGTTGAACTCGAAGATCGCCGCCGAGCAGGAGAAGCGCGGCGCGCTGATCGGCACGTCTCTGGGGCAGCTCCGCGCGGCGGAGCGCAACTATCAGGTGGCGCAGGCTGGGCTGGGGATCAAGTCGGCGACGTTGCAGAACGCGATCAACCGGACGAACGTCACCGCCCAGAACGATCTCGCCAACCAGAAGCTCAAGGCGTCCGCGCTCTCAATCCAGCAGCAGAACGATCTCACCAACCAGTTGCTGAAGGGCAAGCAGTTGTCGGTGCAGCAGCAGAACGATCTCGCCAACCAGACCCTGCACGCCTCCCAGCTTGCCGAGAAGACACAGAACGATCAGGCCTCGCAGGCGCTCAAGCAGGCGGCGCTGAACCTCAAGGCGTCGCAGACGGGACTCACCAAGCCGCTGCCGCAGGATCAGCAGAACACGATCTACCGCAACATCGACGAAATGTCGACGCTCATCCAGCAGGCGCAGAAGGCCGGGGAGAGCGCGCAGACGATCAAGAACGCGCTGCTGCTCGGCCGGATGCAGAAAGGGTTCCCGGCGCAGTCGGCGCTGTTCATCGAGGCGGCGTACGAGCTGCTCGGCTGGCAGGGGCAGGTTCTCCCCTCGACGGCGAAGCTGCTGCGTGCGGCGGGCCTGCGCGGGGGCACCTGGAACGGCAAGCCGATCACGGTCCGTCAGCCGCAGGGGTCAAACCCGCTCATGCCGCCCGGCACCGGAACGGTTCTCGCGCCGGGGAGCACTGGCCTGCCCGGCGGCCTGTAACCCGATGCCCGCTCTCGGCGATACCGGCAAGCCGGTTGTCCTGCCGCGCGCCCCGTTCCGTGTCGGGCCCCCGGCAGCGAACGCGCCCACCGGGCTTCCGGGGAGTGCTCGCACCTATGGGGCGACGCAGGCTCCCCAGCTGAAGGGCGCGCCCTCGCAGCTCCCCGGCGCTGGCCGGTCGGTGTCGAACACCGTCGCGGCGACCAAGGCGGTCCTGAACCATCAGCCGCCGGCGCAGAAGGCGGCGATCATCCGCGGTGTGGCTGCGGGCCGTGCCGATCCGGTGACCACGCGCGCTGTCAAGGAGGCGATCGGCGAGTGGATGTCCAAGCCGGTCGGCTCGTCGCTACCGGCGACTGTGCAGCATGCGATCCGGCAACTGAACCTCGGGCAGTCCAAGGGCGGCGGGTTGGCGTCGGCGGTGGTCAGCGCACTCCCGCTCGCGGACATTGCAGCGCACGAGTTCGGGCATCCGCTCCAGACGCTCAAGAACGCGGGCAGCGACATCTACAACCTCCCGGCCACCACCGTTGAGGGCCTTTACAGCGTCGGCAAGGACATCGTCACCGGTCATGAGGGCAACGCGGTCAAGGCGCTGGTCGACCCGTACGTGCAGCTCGCGGAGCATCCGGGGCAGACGATCGGTCAGCATCCGGTCAACTCGCTGCTCATGTTGCTGGGCGGCAAGGCGGCGATCGGGCGCGCGGCGGGGGGTGCGGCGCGAGCGGGGCTACTGGGCGATGCGGCGAAGTCGGCCGCATCGACCGTGCGCGAGCCGCTGAGTCTCGGCACGATTGCCGGGGAGCCGTCGCCGATCACCGAAGCGCGCTCCTACAGCCCGGATCTCATCACCAAGTCGATGCAGAAGGCTCGCGAAGCTTACCTGCGCAAGCGCGGCATCAACCCGAACATCGCACGCCCCGCGCCGAAGTACCTGCACCCGTCGCTGGCTCACGCCTTCAACATCGGCGCGGAGGCGAAGCTCAACCGGCGCGTCGATGAGATGACCGCCGTCCGGCAGATGGCCGGCAGGGCAGAGCGCGGGCAGGCGCTCGACGCCGTGCGTAAGACCGCTCCCCCCAAAGAGGTCCGCAACGTCGTCACCCACATCCTCCAAGGCGTGGTCCGCAAGCCCGAGACGGCGGTCGCTGACATCACGCACGAGATCAACCGGCTCAAGGCGGCGCAGACCGGCAAGCGGACCGTGCAGGAGATCTGGAACCGCCGTCAGGTCAAGGATCTCTCCACCGCGCTACAGCACCCCGAACTACTGCCCAAGGCGTTTGAGGCGGCAGCGGCGATCCGCCCGGCGCTCAAAGCGCAGGACGCCTACCTCGTAGCCAAGGGGTTGCTTGATCAGGAGCAGGCGGCGAGGCGTGCGGTTCTGCCGTACGCGATGACGCACATGGGTGCCACGCACGACCCGGTGATGGACAGGTTCGTTTCGGCCAGCGGCGCTCCACTCAGCACGCAAGAGATCTTCGACCATCTCAAAGCCAACGGGGTTCCCGACCCGGCGTACATCGCGCACCTGCCGGGGAAGGTCAGCCCGGCGCACTTCTACCAGGCGTACAAGCTGGCTCGCGGCTCGCTCACCCGCCACGGGCTCACCGGCCGCGCGTTCAAGAACGGCCACTACGACCACACCTACGAAGGCTTGGCGGGCCAGGTCGCCTCGCGCGCCGAGGCGGTCACGAAAGCCAGCCTGCACGACAAGGTCGTCAACCAGCTTGGAATCAAGATGCCCAAGGCGCAGCAGGCCGATCTCATCCGCAAGGTGTTCGCCGACGCGCGAGCCGGGAAGCGGACGATCGAATCAGCGCGCAATGAGGCGGCGCTGATCCGGCGAGGCCTGTTCACCCGCGACGAGGCCAACCGCTTCGCCCGCTCTGCACTGGTCGACGATCACGGCAACCCGATCCCCAACGCGACCGAACTCACGCCGATCAGCGTCGCGCCGGCGCATGTTCTCAACGAGGTCAAGGATCTCCAGCATCCCAACGAGCTCAACAACATCAGCGGCATCGAACTCAAGGCGCTGTCGAACGCGATCGAGGACGCGCAGCACTCCACCGCCCGCAACGTGACGCTGATCCCGAGCGTAGCGGCGCAACGGTTCGGCCAGCAGTTCGCGCGCACCGACAGCATGTTGCGGTCGATCGGACGAGTGACCCAACAGTTCCGCCGCACCGTCCTGCCGTACTCGACGCACTGGATGACCCAGATCGGCTCAGAGGCCGCGCTCAGGGGCATGCTCGCCGGAACCCTGGACCCTCGGTATCTGCGGGATGGGCGGGCGTTGATGAAGCGCTTGCAGACCTCTGAGGAGGGGCGTGCTGCGCTGATGGAGATGGTCAACGCGACCTTCTACAACAGCCGCGACCCGCTTGCCGTCTTCAACCCCAACCAGGGGCCGGTCACCGCTGCGGTGCACGCTTTCCCTCCGACCCGCGCGCTGATCGCCGCCCACAACCGCTATGCCGACACGGTCGGCCATGCCATGTACACGCTCGAGCACAACGCGCGCGTGATGGGGCTCGGCAAGCTTGCCCACCAGGAGATCCAGTCGTTCGGCTTCTCATGGCAGAACGCCGTGAAGCTTCAGGGGCAGGCGCTCGATCAGCTCGCCACACGGCTGAAATCCGATCCGACACTGGTGGCGAAGTTCGGACGCCAGATCGACGACACGTTCGGCAAGTACAACAAGTTCAGCCCGCGGGTCCGCTCGGCGGTGCAGTCGATCGCCCCGTTCCTGCCGTGGTATCTGAACGCTGCCAAGTACGTGCTGTGGACGCTGCCGGCGCATCATCCGGTCGCCTCCGCGCTGTTGGCGAGCCTGCGGCAGACGATCAACCAGGATGTCGCCGACGGCAAGCAGGCTCCTCTGAACGTGTATGCGATGCAGGAGCTTGCGCGGATCTCGCCGTTCGGGATCTTCAGCCCGAGTTCGACCACTCCGAGTCTTGCGGGCTTAGTGGAGGGCCAGCAGCTTGCGCCGGGCGCGTTTCTTCCGGAGGTCGAGGGGTCGCTGTACAACTACGCGGGCGTCAACTCGTTCGGGGAGGGGCCGCTCAAGAGCCCGACCGGCGATGTGAAAGCGAAGTCGAGCCAGGCGCTCGCCGCCGCCTTGAACAACCTGCTGGAGTCGTTTCTCCCAGCGGCTCGGTATGTGCGACTGGCTGAGGAGGGTGGCAAGCCGGCGTACGGGACGAGCACGGTCCTGAGCCCGCAGCCAGAGCAGGGCAAGGGGCAGACGGTGGTGGCCAATCGGATCTTCAACCCGTTCTACAGCTTCGAGCGGGCCCAGGGAGCGACATCATCACCGGCATTCGGCGCACCTTCTGGTTCCGCTGGCTCCTCGGGCGGCTACCTGCTCGGTGGCACCAGTTCGGGTGGTGGCGGGTATCTGCTCGGTGGTCAGTCCTCATCTGGTAGCGGGGGCTACCTGCTTCCCTGATGGCTGGCGGCAACGTCTCTCCGGGGCTCGCGTCCCTGTTCAACGCCGCGGGCGCGCAGGAGAAGATCCCTCCCGCGGTGCTCGCCGGGATCGCGAGCGTGGAGTCCAACCTCGGCGCGAACACGGGACCCTCCTCGACGGGTGCGCGGGGGATGATGCAGTTCGAGCCCGGCACGGCTCAGAGCATCGGCGTCAACGTCAACGACCCGCGCTCGGAGATCTTCGGGGCGGCGAAGCTGCTCAACCAGTACGGCTACCAGCAGAACCCTCTCAGGGCTATCGGCGCCTACAACGGCGGTCCGGGCAACCCGCAGATGAGCTACGCGCAGCAGGTGATGGCGGAGGCCAGCCGGCTCGCCCCGCAGCTGAAGGGGCACGCGCTGGCCACCTTCCCGGCAGGTATGCGGTTTGGCGCTCCGACCGCGACGACGGTTGGCGTCAGGATCCCCACGTTTGACCAGGCGGGGTTCCAGCAGGCCCAGCGTGCTTACGCGGCGGGGAGGTATCTGGAGCAGAACAACGCTCTGTCACCGTCCAAGGACCCGTATCTGGCGGGGGCACCGAAGACCGGGCTTGAGGGGCTCACGAACCCGGCGCTGCTGACCGGCAGGCTCACCACATCAGAGCCGAACCCGGCGGACTATCAGGGCGCGCAGACCGTGCTGGAGAAGGTGGCCGGGGTGCCGCTGAGTCTGCATCCAGTGCTGCGGGAGGGCACGATCGCGGGAGGGTTTCTCCCCAAGGGCGCGACCTACATTCAGGGGCGCAAGGATCAGGGTCGCGACGGGCAGACCAATCCGGGCGGCGCGATCGTCGCCAACGGTGACGGTGTCGTGGTCGCGGTCAAGTCAGACCCGGGCGGGTTCGGACCCTCCTACCCGGAGGTTCACTTCACGTCGGGCCCGGAGGCGGGGCACACCCTGTACTTCGGGCACACGCTCGCCGCGGTCGCCCCCGGCCAGCACGTCTCGGCTGGCGAGGTGATCTCGCACACGGGCAAGAGCCCGGTGGGGAACGCGACGGTGCCGGGATGGTTTGAGATCGGCTACGCGGACTCGGGTGCTCCGGGACCGTTCGGGCAGCAGGTGCCGTTCTGATGAGCGAGAAGAAGCACACCCCTCTGGAACTGTTGGCGGCTCTCTTGGCGGAGACGCAGGCTTCGCGTCCGTCCCCGCCTGCGAAGTATCTGCCTCAGTGGGCGGTGAGCGATCCGACCGATAAGGCGGACATTCCTGTGATCGGGCCGGGCGCGACCGGCAACTTCAGTAAGTAAAGGAGCGCACGATGGCAGAGAGCAACTTCGATCGCCTTGCCGCGAAGCTAGCCGGTCGGCCTGGCGTGCGGGATCCGCGGGCGCTTGCCGCAGCGATCGGCCGCAAGAAGGCAGCCGCTGAGGGTGACCCCGGCGCGTTCGCCAAGGCTGGACGCGAAGGGCGTCCGATGAGCGCCGTCATCCGGTCCGACAAGCGCAAGTAGCGAACTTAAGGGTGACGTGGCCCGGGGCGCTTGCCCACCAACCTGATCCAGACCCTTACCGTGGACTTCGACTGCTCGACGTCACAAAGTTCGAGGAGGGAGAGTGTAGTGGCTCAGGTTCACTCCATCCATAACCCGTTCTCCGACGAGGAGGTCGAGATGGGGCTGATGGCGCTCGTCGCCTGGGCGGGCAGCCCCACCCGCGCCGCCCGCTATCTCAAGGAGACGGGCAAGCTCGACGTGTCAGACAGCACTCTGCGCAACTGGAAACAGGTCCACGCGATCCGCTACACCGAGCTGCGCGAGAAATACAAGGACCAACTGGAGGAGCAGCTCACCCAGGAGCTTCGAGACGTGGCGATCATCGCCACCAACGCCGCCCGCCTCGCCGTCGAAAAGGCCACCGACGCGCTGGAGTCAGGCGAGGAGCGAGATCCGGCCAGGGCAGCCGCGAACCTGAGCAAGGTCGCGGCCACCTCCACTGACAAGGTGCTGTCTTTGACCGGCCGCCCGACGCAGATCACCCAGACACGCAACGCCGAGGAGATCATCCGGTCGCTTGTGCAACTGGGGGTCATCCAGGTGCCTGACGCGCCCGCGCTTCCCGAGGCTTCAGATGCCGCGTGACCTGACCAACGCCGAGCTCGCTGATCGCATCGAAGCGCTCCACGAGGATGTGCTGGAGGTCAAGGCGCTCCAGAAGGAAACCAACGGCCGGGTGCGCAAGATCGAGGTCTGGCAGGAGGGGATCAACATGCTGGTCAAGGTCAGGGATGCGACCGACGGGGCGCGGCGGGCTGTGATCGTCGGACTGGGCAGCGCCGGCGCGGGCGCGTTTCTCACCTATCTCGCCGCACTGATCGTCCACCACTAGGGAGGGCCCGATGCCTACGCAGTTGATCTCCTTCAAGGACGCGGTGAACGCTGCCGCGCTTGACCCCAACGCGAAGGTCGCTGTCTTCTACGCCGACGGCCTTTACGCCAACCGTGCCGAGGTTGCCGCTCGGTGCCCGCACGCGGCGCTGTACGGCATCACTGTGCACGGGCTCACCGGGCCGGGGATCTTCGCCTGCGACTGCGAGGCGGGGGATCTCACCGTCGGACAGGCCGAAAGCTGGGTGGCTGAGCAGGTGCTGCTGGACGTGAGACTGATCTGCGTCTACGCCTCGCTGGACACGTGGGAGCGCCAGGGGCTGCTGGCGGCGCTTCACAAGTACGGCAAGCGGATCAAGCGGTGGGTGGCTGACTGGAACGGCGACCCGCACTCGATGCCGGGATGGGCGGACGCCGACCAGTACACCAGCCTGCCGAACGTGGACCTGGATGTCGCCCGCGCCGACTTCTTCAAGGACACGCAGCCGGCGCCGCTGATCCCTCGCGGGGCAGCTCACTTCGCGGGCACGTTCAGCCTGAACCATGGGATCTGGGATGTGCACGGGACCCCGTGGCCGGGGGTGCATTTCGGGCCCCAGCACGCGCCGGAGGTCTGGGATTCCGCGGAGCTTCAGGTGTGCCGTCAGGGGCCGCGTCGTGGCCAGTGGCGCATCCGCGGGATACCCGCCGACTCCAAGCCGCTGGGGTGATGTCATGCATATCGCTGCCGCCCAGCAGGCTTACCAGGCGCAGCTAGAGCACGTCCGCGCCTGCGAAAGCCACCCCGAGGTCGACGATCAGCTTGTCGTGGAGCTGCGGGAGGATCTGGACCGGGCGTGGGCTGCGGTGCAGGTCGCGTGGTGTGAGCACGCCTACGGGAGGCAGTGCTGATGGCCACCAAGACCGATGATCCCAAGCGCAAGGTCGGCGCGTATCTCGCCACCGAGAAGGAGCTGTATCAGGTGGTCGCGATCCGGGAGGGCTCCTACGGCAGGCAGATCGTGGACGCGGTCAACGTGCGCCACCCGCTGATGTATGACGGCTCGTGCTACACGACGCCGCTTGACGAGGACACGATCAAGGAGGCGCGGCTGATAGTCCCCGCGCCCGACCCGGAGATCGAACGGCTTGAGGCGGCGCTTGCCGCCCCGGCGCTGGAGATCGCGCCTGACGATCATCAGATCGAGAGCGACTGATGCTGGTCGCGATTCTGCTGCGCCGGATCGCTGAGCTTGAGGCCGAGAACCGGCGGCTGAGGGACCGGCTGTTGGGCCAGTGCTGGGGGACTTCGCGATGCCCGTGGTGATCGGCTGCGCGGCGCTCGCGCTGGTCTTGGGGTTCGTTGCTGGCATGGCGTGGCGGCATTCGTGGACTCGGCAGCGGATGCAGATCCGCCGGCTGCCTGAGCACGTCAAGGAGCGGGTGTGATCCACTGGCTTGCCACCGCGATCAGCACCTACCTGCTGCATCCGCTGCACGACAACGGCTACCAGTGGTGGTCGGGCGCTGGCTCTGATCTCAGCGAGGCGTCCGTTCTCGCTGCGCTGATCGGTATCGCCAAGCACCACAACTGCCATCACAAGGGCTGCTGGCGGCCGGGGCACCGGCACCCCAAGCACGGCTGGCCGTCCTGCAAGCGCCACTGGCATGAGACTCCCGCTCACGCTTGAACGCCACCCGTCCGGACCGCGTGTGTACGTGGGGCGGTGGCGCATCCATCACGCGCACTCCGGGGCCGCGCTCATCCTCATCGGGGGCTACCTGATCTTCGTGGACCGAGCCGACTACCCGTGGAGGTAAAGGTGGACCTATCGGAGTTCGAGGCGCACATCGTGCTAAACGGCCCGCGCTGCGGCGTAGGCAAAGTGCTCGCAAGGCTCGGGGCGAAGGATCGCGCCAAGCTCGAGGCCGCGCTCAAAGCCACACACCTGCCCAACACGGCCATCGCACGATGGGGCAAGGGCAAGGGCGAGCACCTGACCGCGGAGATGGTGGGACGCCACCGCAAGGGCGAGTGTGGCTGTGAGCGAACCTGACCTCTCAGAGTTCGACGCCGAGGCCGAGCTCGAACAGCTGCGCCGAGCCAACCGCAACCTGCAGGTGCGTCTGGCGACCGCGAAAGCCAAGACCGCGGATCTGATCGAGGCGGTCTACCAGGCGGCGAAGGATGCGGCGGTGATCCTCGGACCGCCCCCGGAGATCCCCAAGCCTCCGGTGGACCGGCGAAAGCGCGCGGAGGTCGCGGTGCTGTTGTGCTCTGACTGGCATGTCGGCAAGGCCACCCCGAGCTTCTCGACCGAGGTCGCCCGGGCGCGGATCTCGCTGCTGGCGGAGAAGGTCCGGAAGATCGCCGAGATCGAGCGCGCCGACCATCCCGTCAGAGAGTGCCATGTGCTGCTGGCGGGGGATATGGCTGACAACACGGGCATCTTCCCCGGCCACGCCTACGAGGTCGACTCCACGATGTTCGCGCAGGTGTTCGCCGCCTCCCAGATGGTCGAGACGCTGCTCAGGATGCTCTTGTCGTGCTTTGAGCGCGTGGTGGTGTGGGAGGCGCAGGGCAACCATGGGCGCATCGGGAGGCGCGGGGACTATCCGCGCTCTGACAACTTGGACCGGCTGATCTACCGCATCACCAACGAACGTATGGGCGGCCTAGATCGGCTGGTCTGGAATCCCGCCGAGTCGTGGTATTCGATCGTGCAGGCCGGCAACTACCGGGCGCTGTTGCAGCACGGCGACGCGATCAAGAGCTTCGGCGGCAACACGCCGGCGTTCGGGATCCTTCGCAAGTGCAACGCCTGGGCGTCGGGTGTGCTGCCGCCGTTCACTGACGTGATGATGGGCCACTTTCACCAGGCCCTGACTCTCCCGTTGGCGAACGGGAAGGGGCGCGTGTTCGTCAACCCGTCGATCGAGTCAGACTCCGCGTACGCGAAGGAGTTTGTCGCGGCGACGGGGACGCCGGGGCAGCGGCTGAACTTCGTGGACCCTGAGAAGGGTCGCGTGACCGCAGAGCGTGTGCTGTGGCTCGACTGAGCCCGTACGCGGTCACCCCGAGCCTCACGCAGGCGCTGGACATCGCCGACAGGATGGGCCCTGAGTTCGTGATCCAGGCGGTCAACCCGCAGCCGTACTGCTGCTGGTTTGTGGTCGTCAGAAAGGATGAGTCGTGAACGATTTCTCGACCGTGCAGGCGCATGTGCTTGCGGCGGTCACCCAGGTGGTCGGGCTGGTGGTGGCGTTCGTGCCGTCGCTGGCTCCCTTGCAGGAGACGTTGATCGCGGGTGGTTCGACGGTGCTTGCTGCGGCGGTGCTGATCGCTCACGCCTTGCGCTCTAAGCCTGTGAAGTAGACTCGCGTCTGCGATACGTGCCTTGGTTCCTTGAGCCCCTCGGTCCCTTATGGGATCGGGGGGCTCTCGGCGTTCTAGGGCTCGAATCGAAACGGGAATTTGTCAGCGATCTGACATCGTGGTTCGGGGCGATACGGAGGTTTGGCGCGCGTTGGGTAGCCATGGCCAGCCCTTCTCGCTGGATTCTCGCAAATTGCGGGTTATCATGCAGGTTGAGAGTCCATTTACGACCCGGTAACGTGCCGTTGACGGCAAGTTGACGCCGGATCGGTTAAGGGAGCGGGAGATGGAGAGCAGGGCAGGGATGGCCTCGCTGAGGCTCATTGGTGGGGGCGCCACCGAACTGCATGAGACGACTGAGTGGGCGGCGGCGGCGCTGGCGGAGCTGGCGGCGGTGATGCCGCCCGATGATCTGCTCAGGACGCCTTGCGGTCGGCTTGCCGCATGTCTTGCTCGACGGCTCGGAGCACCTGATCGCCAACCTCTTGCTCTGCGAGCGCGATGAGCAGGTCGAGCTTGTGCTCGATGCGGTCAAGCTGGGAGAGGGCACTGAAGGGCTCAGGGGTGCGCTCCTTGACGGGCGGCGATGACATGAGCGTGGCCACGCTGCACTCGAGAACGTCGGCGAGCGCTTGCAGCGTGTCGGGGTTGGGCTGGTGCAGCCCCTTCTCCCAGCGGTAGACCTGGTTCTCTGACACCTTCCCCGGCATTCGTCGGGCGACTTCGGAGCGTGAGAGGCCCAGCGCTTCGCGCCGGCCGCGCATCTGCGCGCCCATCTGTTCGAGGAACTCGGCTGCCACGGCCTGCAACCTAAGTACTCGGCCGCGGCTTGTCTGCATCATTTGATGCGACAGGGCTTGACTCGTCACGATGTGAGGAGTATGCTCGTCTACAGATGACGAGTCAAGCCGCTAATCAAATCGTGACGATCCTGGGGGCGAACATTCGTGACGCTCGCCTCTCTAAAGGAATGACCCAGCGTCTGCTTGCGCAGCGGATGGGTCTTGATACACGGGCGATCGGGCGGTGGGAGCGCGACGGGATCTCCCCGAGCCCCACCAACCTCGCCAAGCTCTCCGAGATCCTCGGCCGGGAGATCGCGTGGTTCTACACCGACCATCGCGTCAAGCCCAAGCGTCGGCGGAGGGCTGCGGCATGAGACTTGTCTTGTTTGCCTGGCAGATCGCGTGCTGGGTCGTTTGCCTCGTTTGCGTCTGCGTTTCACCCGACGCCACCACGACCGTGTGTTTCGGCATCGCCACGCTGGCGCTGGCGCTCACCACGATCCTCAACTTCGCATGAGCTTCCGAGGGTCCTTCCAGGACTACGCCCTCGGGTTGTCGTCGCCTCCCCGCCATGGTGCCGGACGAGAGGTCCGGACAGGGTTGATCCCCGTCATGAAACAGCGGGGTGGCGGCGACTCATTCTTCGGCGGCGTTCTCTCCTCCGCTGCCGATCCGCGCAGGGGGTCGGTCGCTCCCTCGCGCGCAGCCCACGGGGCAACGCCCCCTAGCCCCGTGGGCTCACCTTCTTACGAGGAGGTAGTCCGACTGGACCGCGCCTACGACGTAGCGCGCGGCGACTGGCTGACAGAGGAGGAAAGGTGAACGAGAACGCACGCAAGTGGGTGCAGGCGCTGCGCTCGGGAGAGTTTCAGCAGGCCAAGGGCACGCTGCGCGATCAGGACGGGCGCATGTGCTGTCTCGGCGTGGCGTGCGAGGTCTATCGCCGCGAGGTTGGCGGCGAGTGGCGCGATGAGCAGTTCGGGCCCCCCGGCGAGTCCTTCCAGGGCGGCTTCCTACCGCTCGGGGTGCGGGATTGGCTGGGACTCGCAAGCCATTTCGCGTTGCCCAAGGACCGCCGTCGCAGCCTCGTCCGCTGTAACGACAGCTACGGCGCGACCTTCGAGGAGATCGCTGACCTGATCGAGTCCGAGCCCGAGGGGCTGTTTCGGTGAACGATCTCGCTACCTTCGCGATCGGCCTGTGCATCGGCGTGGTCGGCTTCGGTGTCCCGTCGCTGCTGCTCTTGTGGTGTCTGCGGAGGCATCGGTGAGCACCGGGGTCGTTCTCATGCTCGCCGGCTGGGGCGCGTGCGCTCTCGCGGTCGTGCTCCTGTTCTGCTGGGAGGAGTTTCGCTGGCGTGTGGATCAGAAGCGCGCGGCTGAGCTTCTGGCTCGGGTTGCTCGCGAGCACTCGTATGACGGGCTGCGCGCCCAGTTCATCGAAATATGGCTCTTGCCGGAGGTCGAACCTGAGAGGGAGTTGCTGTGAGTAGCGCTCACCGGCCATCCGACGCCCTACGCGACGGCGTCCTGTTCGCAGACACGACAGTCCTGATGCCCGCGCCCAAGCGCCCGACCCCCTCTCGCGTCGAGCGGATGCTCGCTATCTCGGACCGCATCCTTGACCGCTTGGAAGACGAGGCCGATGCAGGCTTCGCCTCGGAGTTGTATGACCTCAGCGAAGCGCTCTGGAACGTCACCAACGCCGCGCAGATGATGGATGGGGGCGACGAGGAGTGAAGCGTTTCTGGCCGGTGGCTTGCCTACTGGAAGTCGTCTGGTTTGCAGAGCGCGCGTATGCGCTGCTCACCACCCCGCTGATCGAACCCGCAGAGGAGGAGTAGTGATGAGAGAGCCCAGCCGTACGGCGCTGGCCGTGCTGGATTCGATCCCCGTCGAAGTGTTCATGTCCCAGGCGGGCCGTTTCCCTGAGCTTGCCGCCATACATGAGGGCAAGCGCGACCGGCTGGCTGGGGCGCTACGGGAGTTCGAGCCGAGCATGATCGTCACCGACGAACTGCTCGACGCCTGCATTGTCGCTGTCGAGGCTCCGTTCTGATGCCAGCGGCGACGCACAAGAGCCTCGCCGCGGCGCTCGCCGCCTTCCAGGGCGCTGCTCCGACGCTGCGCAAGGACGCGGAGAATCCTCACTTTCGATCTCGCTTTACCCCGCTGGACACGATCGTGGAGACGATCCGCCCCTTGCTCTCCCAGCACGGCCTGGCGTGGACCGCGCTCCCCGGCTACGACGAGAACACCGGCCACCCGGTGTTGGAGTACCGGCTGATCCACGCCGACTCGGGTGAGGAGATCCTCGGCCGGATGCCGCTGCTGCTCACCAAGAACGACCCGCAGGGCATGGGGTCCGCTCTCACGTACGCGAGAAGGTATGCGCTGTCGGCGGTGCTGAACCTTGTCTCCGACGAGGACGACGACGGGCACCAGGCCTCCCAGCCGGGGCAGCCTCATCAGGAGCACAAGGCGTCGGAGAAGCAGCGCAACCTGATCTTCGTCAAAGCCCGCGAGCGCAACCTGACCCCGAGCGCGCTGGCGAACCTCACCCGCCTGGCGGCCGGCGCTGACGTGAAGTTCTTCAACGACGAGGACGAGGCTGAGAAGTACCTGAAGGAGACGCTGATGCCGAACCTGCCTGCCCGGCTGGTGAACCCGGTGCTGGAGAAGATCGCGGAGGCCAAGGCGTGAGCCACTCGCATCCCAGCCAAAGCAACGAGGGACCGGTGAACCCGTCAGCGGGGGCCGAGCGGCGTGTCGTCTGCGAAAACTGCGGCGAGATCGTCGAGTTCGAGCCGGTCGGAGGCCCTGGCGACAGCCACCCGGAGCTGAGCTACGCCGACAGGCTGATCCCGGCGGACGAATGCCCCATCTGCGAGGGCGAAGAATGAGCCCGTCCAGTTCCGAGCAAGGCAACGATCTCGTCATCCGTGCCACGGGCACGGTCATCGACCTTGACGCCGACTCCCGCGCACTGGCGTTCTACCTGCTGGACATCCGCGAGCTCCAGTCAGAGCTGCGTGAGGCCACGAAGGCGATCTCCCGCGAGATCCTCAACCGTCAGGACCGGATGGCGTCGTGGACGATGCGCCTTGACGGCGTGAAGGTCACCGGCCAGTCCCCGCAGCCCTCAGAGGAGTGGGACGGGGCTGAGCTGCATGAGGCGCTGATGGCGCTCGTGGACCGTGATCTGCTGTCGGTGGAGGCCGTGGATGCTGCGGTCGAAACCGTGGTGACGTACAAGCCGCGCAAGGCTGGGATCACGGCGCTGCGCAGGCTCGGCGGTGAGGTCGCGGCCACGGTCAACCGTCTGTGCCGCTCAGAGGAGAAGGAGCGGAGGGTGAGCGTGAGCCGTGTCGTCTGACCTCTCCTCGCCGGCCGCGGTGATGCACCGGCTTGCCGAGATCGAGAACGATCTGGCGGTCAGGCAGAACGCTCTGGAGTCTGCGGGCATGGCGTACTTCCGCGCTAAGCGCGACCGGGAGCGCGACCGGGCCGTGGCGTTCCTCGCTGCTGTCGGGACGGTGGCTGAGCGCAACGCGATCGCTGACCGCGACACGGCGCTTCAGGCCAGGAATGAGGAGGCGGAGTGGGAGGCGCTCAAGGCTGTCGTGAGAGTCCTTGAGACGCGCGCCAGCATTGGTCAGAGCCTGCTACGCGCGCAGGGGAGGGTCTAGGTGAAGCAGACGCCGCTCCGCCGCTCTGGCGCGCCGCGCAAGCCGCGGGCGATCTCTCCCGCAAGCCCCGCCCAGCGGGAGGCCGTCCGCTGGAAGTCCTGCCTCGTCTGCGCCGGCGCACCCGTCCATCCAGCCCACCTGATCGACCGCAGCCTGTGCCCCACGGGCGCCGATGACGCGCTCGCCGTGGTCGCTCTTTGCCCCTCTCACCACCGGCAATACGACGACCACGAGCTGTCGATCTTGGAGTACTTGGAGCCTCATCACCGCGACGAGTTGGCGTTTGCGGTGAAGCGTTTCGGCCTGATTTCGACGCTCGAGCGCGTGACCGGAGAGCGTTGGCGACCCGAAACGAGCACCGAATGAGCGCGTCTGAACGCGAAAAAGGGGCGCGAGGCGAGCGAGAAATCGTCCAAATCTTCCACCGTTACGGCTGGGGATTCGCTGAAAGAACCTCCAACGGGCGCGAGCAGAAGGGCAAAAACGACATCGCAAACGGCCCGAAAGGGTGCGCGTTCGAGGTCAAACGAGTGCAGAAACTGAGCGTCCCGAAGGCGCTTGACCAGCTCGCCCGCGACTCAGATCCGGCCGATATCCCGATCCTGATCCACCGCCCCAACCGGCACGAATGGATGGCCACGATGCCCCTAGAGGAGCTTCTGCCCCTCCTGGCTTTGAGGGAGTTCGGATGAGCAGCGAGCCTCCGATCGTCACCGCTCATCTCCACGGCGGCCCGAGAGACGGGCAGGAGTGGGAGATGCGCTACGGCGCGAAAGCCACCCTGGAGTTCTTGAAGTGGGAGACGGTGCTCCGGGACAAGCTTGACGGGGACGTGTACGTGCTCCGCGGCCCGTGGCTTGGGCAGATCGACGCGCACTACGACTATCAGGAGCCCGAAAAGCTCCCGAAAGCAGCGTAAATGCCCTGGGCTCGCCTCGATGACCGCTACGACGACAGCCCCAAGATCCGGGCCGCGTTCCGGCGCTCTGCCGCTGCCGTGGCGATCCACGCCTTCGCGATCTCCTACTGCAACCGGCACATGACCGACGGGCTGATCCCCCGCAAGGTCGTGGACCTGTGGCTGTATGACTCGCCGCTGCCGGCGAAAGCCAAGCAGGAGACGCTGAACACTCTGCTGGGATGCGGGCTGCTCGATGTCATCGACGGCGACGACGAGCACTACCTGCTGCACGATTTCCTGATCTGGAACCCGAGCCGTGCCGAGCGCGAGGCCGCGGCCGACGCCAGTCGGGAGAACGGCCGCAAGGGTGGCCGCCGCAAAACCCAGCCAGGTAACCCACCGGGTAACCCGCCAGGTAACCCAGCTAGGTTCCCGCCAGGTTCTGCGGATGGGAACCCAGAGGCTAAGGCTGCCTCTCCACTCCACTCCACTCCTACACCTAAGGGGGTAAACCCCCCTATACCCCCCGCCGACAATCGGGGGGACGTGATCGAGATCTTCGAGTACTGGCGTGAGCGGTGCCGCAAGCCCAACGCCCAGTTCACCGACGGTCGACGCAAGCGGGTGCAGGCGAGGCTCAAGCGCTACACGGTCCTCCAGATCCGCCAGGCGATCGACGGGGCCGCATCCAACCCTCCGGTCAACCGGGAGGACGGCACGGTGTACGACGACCTCGTTTCGATCTGCCGCAACGACGACCAGCTCGAGCGCTACATCGAGCGGGCTGGCGACTCGAAGGTTGTCCCGTTGCAGTCTCGCGGCTCCCAGGTCATCGCCGAGCGCAACGCCTGGAAGGCCGGCTACCCACCGAAGGAGAGCGCATGAGCGACCACACCACCCCAGAGATCCGCCAAGAGGTCACCCGGCTCCTCGCCGCGTGGCAGGACACGAGCGTTATCACCGGGCTGCACGCGATGGTGCAGGCGAACCTCGCAAGCGCGCTGTTGCAGCTCGGCAACGGCAACCAGATCGCGCCGACGCCCGGGTTGCTCCGGACCGACGCGGCCGACATTCGCTGCGCCGCCGACGGGATGGCGACGTTTCTGGAGCGGCTGGCGGATCGGATCGAGGCAGGGAGCAACTGAATGAGAGTGACGCTGGATATTCCGTGCGGCGCGTTCACCCCCGAGGGGCGCTGCACCAGCATCGAAGCCGAACGCGAGCTGGCCGGCGACTTCATCGAGTTCACCTGCCCCGAGTGCGGCGGCTTCTCCTCACAGCACGTGCAGACCGCCACCCCGGACGCCCGGCGCAACGTGCTCGAAGAGCGCGCTGGGTTCCCGGCCATGTTCGCCAAACGCCGGGTGGACGAGGACGACTCGAATCGCCGGGTGCTGTCGGTGCTCCGCGGCTGGACCCGCGACTACGCGGAGTGGCGATCGCGGCCCGAGGAGGAGCGCGGCCCGCTGCCCAAGACGCCGGCGCTGTACGGGGAGGCGGGCCGAGGCAAGAGCCATCTGCTGGTGGCGTGGTGCCGGTTGCTGATCCGCGAGTGTGCCGCCCCGGTCATGTTTCGCTCCGCCGCCGGCCTGCTCGACGATCTCCAGCACTCCTTCGGCGATCATCGGGAGCACCGGGCGATCTGGGAGCGCGCCACCACCGTCGAGATCTTGGCGCTCGATGATCTGGGGGCGGAGGACCCGACCGGCTGGCGGGTGGACCGTCTGGCAAGGCTGGTTGACGAGCGCTACCAGCATTCGCGGCCGATCCTGATGGCGACCAACTACCCCCCGGAGCTGTGGGAGGCGCGTTTGGATGAGCGGACGATCTCCAGGCTGTCGCAGATGTGCTGGCCGCTGGAGCTTTCCGGCCCTGACCGTAGACGACAGGAGGTTTGAACGTGAGCGCAACCCTGACCATCGAGGAGAAGCGCCAGAGATCCCTGGACCGCGCCAACGAGATCCGGATCGGCCGCGCTGCTCTCAAAGCCGAGATCCGCGCGGGCTCCACGTCCATTCTGGACGTGCTCGACAAGCCGCCGGCGTGCGCCCGGTCGATGGCGGTGTACGACCTTCTCCGGGCGGTTCCGTGGGTGGGGCGCCATCGGGCGCTGACTCTCTGCTCATGCGCCGGGATCTCCTCAGAGCGCGAGGTCGGGAACCTTCGTGTGGCGGAGCGGGCGCGACTGTTCGCGCTACTGGCGAAGCCGAGGCGTGGCCGGTAATGGCGCTGAGTGGAGAAAGCAGGTTTATCCGTGAGTGAAAGCACCTACATTTGCCCGGTCTGCAAGCGGCCGATGCTGAGTGCCGACGAGCGGTGTTCGGGCAGCTTCTTGGATACCGATCACCCGTCGAACGTGCCGCCGATGGACGAGGCCGCATTCGAGGAACGGTGGCGCTCGGAGATGCGCGAGCACGGCATCCCTGAGGACAAGATCACGGAGATCTGGGAGGCCGGACGGAGTCTCGGACGGAAAGCGCGTGAGGCCTGATGAACTTTGGAGCAGTAAAGGTGGCTTGGACCCAACGCAACGCCCTGGACGACCCGTTCTGCATCGACTGCCAGAAGCCGCTCAGCGAGCACGATCTCTGCGGCCGCTCCGACGTGCGGCCAGACGGATGCGGTCACTACACCTGCGACTGCATCTGCGACTTCCTGCGTGATGAGTGGCCGACGCACCCGGCGAATCCAGAGGCGAGCAATGTCCCTTAGAAAACGACGCAGGTCTGGAGGGACGACGTGAGCAAGGAGATCATCCACCAGCAGGACGGCCCCGACGTTCACGTCTGGACGAGTGGCGACGATCTCTGGGCCTGCGCGGCGGCCGACCACGGGCCGTTGTGTCGCCTCTGCCAGCGCGTTGACGAGGTGCTCGACGGGCTGCTGGAGAACGTTCGCGAGGGCAACATGATCGTTCGCGTCGGCGGCGACGGCCAGATGAAGTTCTCGCTGACCGAGCAGGGCAACGCGCGGAGCGAGGAAATGATCCACACGGACCCGGAGGCTGCCGCTCTATACGCCCAGGTCAGCACCGCTCACGGCGACGTGAAGCTCAACCCGTCGGCCGTCAAGGTGCTGGAGGTGCTCTACGAGGTCAAGGACGACCCGGACGGCCTCAACGTCGCCACGCTCGTGGAGCGCACTGGACTGACGCGGGGGCAGGTTGATCAGGCGATCGCCACGCTGGAGAGCTTGGGGTTCATCGGGTGACTCAAGCAGACCCCCTTCGAGACGATTTCGGGTTCTGGGATCGCGTGGCGATTGGGACCGATGACGAGTGCTGGCCGTGGACGCGCGCCCGCAACACGCACGGCTACGGAAATGTGTCGATTGGAGCCCTGGTCGCGCGGTACGGGCGGAGCGCTCACCGCATCGCATGGCAACTCACCAATGGCGATATCTCAAGCGCGCAGCACGTCCTTCATCGCTGCGACAACCCGCCGTGCTGCAACCCCGCGCACCTGTTCCTCGGGACTCACGCGGACAACATGCGAGACGGAGGAGCGAAGGGCCGCATTCGCCCACCCGTACACCTCGGCGCCGCCAACTCCCTGGCTCGCCTTAGTGAGGATGCCGTCCGGGAGATCCGCTCTCTCCTAGCGACTGGCGAACTCTCGCAGTCAGCAATCGCGCGACGCTTCGGCGTCGGTGAGACGACGATCCGCGGAATCAAGACGGGCAAGACTTGGGCATGGCTCCGATGAGACGCGAGATCGACGGATCTCTCTGGATGCCGGTCAGCGAGCACGAGCGGCTGCGTGAAGCCGCTCAGGCGTTGCTGACCGATTTGTCGACCGTCGCGGCGGACCCGGAGGAGTTCGCGTCGCTGTGTGAGCACGTGAAGGCTCTGCGCGCGGCGCTGGGCGATAACACCGAGGAGGTGCCGCGCGCGAAAGACAGCTCGGCGGAGGCGCCCCCGGGGATGTATTGGGACGGCGAGCAGTATCGCCGACTGGGGAACACACCCTGCAACACCGAGGAGGCGCCGGGCGGCTGTTCGTGCGGACGTGTGTATGGGCACGACGGCGACTGTGCGTTGGTGCGGGACAACACCGAGGAGGCGCAAGCCCCCGAGGAGGTGTGCGAGGACTGCGGCGCGCCGGCCGCGACAACGTGGCTGGTACGGCTGTGCGCCGAGCACGCTGCCGAGTTCAAGGCATGGCGGGACAAGAAACACAGCACCGAGGAGGCGTGATGGCAGACAAGGAGCGAGAGCCGACGCTTGAGGAGCTTCAGCGGCGCGTGGACGACGCGATGCTCGACTACATGAACGCGCTCCCGGAGGGTGAGCGGGAGGCGTTCGCTGAGCGCGCCCGCGCGATCTGGCGCGCTGTGAACGAGCCGACCGAGGAGGCGTGATGGCAGACGAGCGCGACAAGATCGACAAGCGCGCGGTCGCGGTCGCCCGCGAGCGCGGGTGCTCTTGCGGCGGCGCACGGAACTGTGGCTGCTGGAACGTCGCACTGCGACAGATCCGTGAGGAGAGGTCATGACAGACCAAAGCAACGGGGAACTGACGATCGCCCGCGCGGACCTCCAGAAGATCATCGAGGGCGCGTCGTTCGTGGTGCCCGATCGGACCAGAGAGCGGCTGCGCAGGCTGGCCGCTGAGACACCCGTCGCGTTCGGATGGTTCCACTGCGACGGCATTGAGTGTCCGGCCCGTCAGGTCGGCTATCGCTCGATGGCCTTCCAGACCTCCTACGACAGCGCGATGGCCCGCCACTTCGGGCTGGCGGGCGACTGGGAAGACGGCTCGCTGTCGATTAAGCCTCGCGTCGTGAGGGTGGTGGACTGAATGGCCCATCCCAGCCAAAGCAACGCTCTGCTCTCGGCGCTGGCGATCCCGTCACACATCATGGGCGAGCCGTTCGTCCCCGCGAACGAGGTCGAGGCCGACGCGGAGCAGCTTGCCTACGTGGAGGCGATGGGCCTGGACCCCTTCGCTGTCGGCAACGATGGCGCAGAGCGAGCGGCGTTGCGTCGGGCGCTCTGGGCGTGGGGGGTCTGAATGTCGCAGCCCGAGCAAAGCAACGAGGTTCTGTGCTGCCACGCGGCCAATGAATGCGTCTGCAACTGCGAGTGGCCGCGCTGCCATCGCGCTCGACCGGCGACCATGCAACGCAGGTCTATTTGGTGTCGCCTCGGCTTGCACCGTTGGCCGGAGCCATCGGGCGTCGGCTATTGCGAGCGCGGTTGCGGTGCGGTCATGCCATACCGCAGCAACGGGCGGACGTGGGTGCGTCACGTCGAACCTCCAGCGCCGGGCGCTCGGCCCACGCCGCCACCGCGCCGACGGGAGTTTCTATGAATCCCGGCGACATTCCTCCGCTCGGCCTGGCGAACAACAGCTCGCGCACCTGCTCGCGCCTGATCGACCGCGCCGACGACGGCGGCGAGATCCTGTGCAGCAAGCCCGCGACCGTCCACGTCGTCTACTGGTGGGACGAGACGCCGGCTGAGGGGTACGGCTTCGACCACGGCTTCTGCTGCGACGAGCACTGGATCGACTACCAGCGCCGGTGGACCTGCGCCACGCACCACGAAATCGGCGCGGCGTGCGGGATGCCCGGGTCGCTGCTCAACTTCGACGGCGTGCGGTCATGGTGCTCGGCGGATGATCTGCCCGTCAGCGAGCCGGTGCGCGCCGTTGCAACGCTGGAGACGTCCTCTTGAGTCACAGCAACTGGATCAAGGAACCGTCCGCGACAGAGATCGGCGCCGCGGCGGACGCGCTCGCGGCCAAGCTGCACTGGCTGAACGATCCGGCGCGAGCGCGCGAGTTGGCGACCACGGCGCTCCGGGCGGCTCGTCGCTATGACCCGGTGCATGAGGCCGCGCGGGAGCTGGTCGAGCACACACTGGCCCGACCCGGGCTCAGCCATCGCGAGCACTTCGATCGACTGCGGGCGACGTTGGGGATCTCACGATGAGTCAAAGCTCTTACACACCGCCGACCGACGAGCAGCTTGAGCGGTTCATCTTCGCGCTGGTGCAAGGCGAGGCGTTCAGGCGCGGGATCGAGGTCAACGCGGCCTGGGGCGCAAAGATGGCCATGCGCAACCCGGTGCTCAAGGAGGCGTGGCTACAGCGTCATCGCGACCTCGCGGCTGGCCTCGCTCATCCGGTGGAGATCGACGACGACGGCGGGATGGACGGCCCAGATGGCTACTGACCCGCATCCACGCGAAAGCGACATTCCTGAGCGGTCGCCCGAGCCGACGGCCTGGAGGCTGCCCGGCGCCGGCATGTACGGCTCCGACGTGGAGGTGGTCGGCCTCGACGCCTACCGCCGACTGGCCGTCGAAGCCGACAACGCCATCCAGTCATGTCTGCGATGGGCCGAGAGTGCTGACAAGGCCAAGGCCCGGCTGAGTCGCGCGGTCAAGATCGGAGAGCGGCTCCAGCAGGCCCTCGCGGAGCGCCGGGACGATCAGCAGGCGTGCGTCGACTGGGACGAGCTGATGGCCGATGAGTTTGTCGAGGCGCTCAAGGAGATGGACGAGGGATGAGCCGAGTCGACGAGATGCGCGAGCGCTACCGCCGCGAGGGCCGCGTGTTCCCGCCCCAGCCGTGGCATCTCGGGCGCCGCGAGTACATGGCGGCCCGCAGAGCCGACGACCGCGAGCGCGCAGACACGGTCGGCGCAGGACTCGGCAACTGCCCGCACTGCGGCGCGCTCATCGACGTGGCCGACGTCAAGCCTCCTCGTCCGGCCGAGGGCCGGAAGCTCTGCGAGCGTTGCGGTGGTCGTGGCTACCGGCGCGCGGGTGATGCGCTGACTTGGTGTGAAGACTGCCGCGGCGGCGGCATTGCGGTCCGGGAGCGCAGGTAAAGGTGCTTTCCGCAAGGAGACCTCAGTTTGGACAGCAGGGAGTTCCTGAGTGACCGCGGTGCGCCATCTCCCGGTCCGCGAACCGGAGCGCTACATCTCCAGGCGGGAGCTCGCCGAGTTGATGGGCGTGAGCCTGCGGACGGTGGACCGCTACGTGGCGGCTGGCATCCCTAGCGTCCGGTGGGGGAAGAAGACACGTCGCTTCCGGGCTTCTACAGCGTTAGCGTGGGCTCGAGAGCATTCAACGCAGGAGGGAGAGCAATGAAGCGAGTTGAGTTCGATCTGCACGGTGGGGAGATCGGCGCGTTGGCGCGTCCCGGCGAGATCGTCACCGTGGAGGCAGAGAACATCGAGGGCGGCAAGATCACCGGCGTTCTCGTCGACATCATCGAGATCGACCCGGAGCGTCCTACTCATCACATCCGGCTGGTCTGCAAGGACTCTGAAGCCAAGAAGGTGAGGGGCCGATGAAGGGCATCGAAGCGCAAGAGCTGCGCGAACTGCTTGAGGCGATCGAGCGCGGGGACGTGACGCTCACGACGAATCGCGGACCCGAGAAGGTCTACGCTGGAAACGTCGTCTATCGAGCCTCTAACGGCTGGACGATCCAAGTCTTCAACGACTGCGGTGACTGGGACTATCTCGACTACGTCGAGGCCCCGGACGGTCGAAGCGTTGACTACCCGAGCCACTCGGGCGAGTTGTCGGAGGTCGAGATGATCTTCGAGCACTACACCCCGCCGCCGGAGGTCATCGAGCAGCGGTATCACTGGAATGGCGGTGGTCGGCGATGAGCCTCTCAAAGCTTCCCAACGGCCGCTGGCGGGCGCAGTGCTACGACAGCGTCACCAAGACCAACATCAGCGCCGCCAAGGTGCTCGGCCTTGAGGTCGCCTCGTTCCGCACCAAGGCCGAAGCCAAGGCGGCGAGAGAGCAAGCCCGAGCCAAGCTCAAAGCCCGCGCGCTCGACCCCAAGGCGATGACCGTGCAGGCATGGTGGGAGCTGTGGACCACCCACCCCATGTTCCAGCGCCCCAAAGCGTCGTCGAACCTCACCAACCGCGACATGACCCGCCCGTTCGTCAACACCTACGGGCACATGCTGCTCGCCCACGTCGACCACCAAACCGTGAGCGAATGGCTGCTGGCCGGCGGATCATCCTCAGCGGCGAAGTTTCTGCGGACCATGTTCTCCGACGCGATGAGCGTCAGGGCTGGCCGGCTGCTCTCATCCAACCCGTTCTCGGGGGTGGTGGTCCCGTCGCGCGGCAACGCCGACCAGGACCCTCCGTCGATTGAGACGGTTTGGCGGCTGATCGAAGCGGCCCGCGAACTGGCTCCTCCGGGGTTCGCTGCGTGGCTTCAGGTGGCGTGCTTTACCGGGATGCGCACCTGCGAGCTGGACGGCCTGTCGTGGGATCGGGTGGACCTTGAGGCTGGCTGGATCATCGTTGACCGCGAGTTCTGCTCCCGGTCGATGACCTTCCAGAAGCCCAAGAACGGCAAGCCCAGGCGGGTGCCGATTCATCCTCCAGCGCATGAGGTTCTTGTCGCGCTGCCGCGTGAGGCGGAGTGGGTGTTCGTGAACACCCAGCGCGGGCATTGGAGGCGGTCTGCCCGCCAGTGGTATTGGGATCAGGTCAGGGTTCGGGTGGGGTTCACCGGCTCGCTGTACCTGGCAACCCGGCACTTTTACGGGTCGTTTGCGGTGAACGAGCTGCGGTTGCCGTTTGAGGATGTGGCCGCCGCGTTGGGGCACACCGACCGCGGGATGCTCTGCCGCGCTCTTTATGGGCATTTCGATGACGACCGGGCGCTGGAGCGCGTCAAAGAAGCGTTTAGGAGAGCGGCATGAAGTCCGAACACACCCTGCAACACCGAGGAGGCGTGATGGCAGACGAGAGTCCGATGCACGACGGCGCGCGGTTCATCTGGCGCGACAAGGACATCACCAAGCTGGGCGATCTGGGCGACGCGCTGTGCCGCCTGGAGAGCGGTGACTGGATTGGAGCGGCCATGACTCCGTCGCATCCACGCGAAAGCAACGAGATCCGGTTCGACGACCCGAACACGCTCGCCCATCTCCCGAGGCCGTGGAGCGAGCCCTACAGCCCGCTTGCGTGGGAATTGGCGCAGCGCGGTGAGCTAGAAGCGACCGATGGCGGCGGTGTGCGCGCCGTGGTCCGCACACGTATCCAGAACGGTAAGCACACCGGTATCGGCGGGACTTCCACCGAGGCCATGCAGAACCTCGCGCGGGTTCTCGATAGTTGGGTGGCGAGGCTCCGCGGAGAGAGCGGCGACTAGATGAGTGCGTCGTCGATCTACTTCGCTGGGGTCCTCGGCTTGGTCGGCGCTGGCGCGCTTGCCGGAGGTCTCGCCGTCGGCCGCTTCCTCCGGGCGGTCCTGAATAGACCCCCTTTTGGACAGCAGGGAGTTCCTGAGTGACCGCGGTGCGCCATCTCCCGGTCCGCGAACCGGAGCGCTACATCTCCAGGCGGGAGCTCGCCGAGTTGATGG